TCACCTCCGGTTTCGCTGCAGCGCGTTGCAGGCTGCGTCGTTCTTCAGCTGCCTCGCGTAGTGCTTGAACACAGCGATCGTCGCGCGCGTCGCCGGCGTCTGCTGCTGCGTCTCCAGCAGCTGCACGGTCGTGAGCGACAGCTGGCGTATCACGTCTCGAGTGCGGCAGTCCGCCGTCAGCGCAGACTCGATGAGAACGACGTGGCGGTTCAGCCTGTCCTGCTGCGACTCGATGTCGCCGGTCTGCCTGATCAGCGCGATCGAGAGCCCTGCGATGCTCGCAGCCCCCAGCACGACGATCGCCATGAACGCGATCCTGCTCAGCCCGTACGCGCGCTCCAGCAGCTTCATCTGCTACTTCGCCTCCTCGGCGGGCGTGTCTCTGAAGAGAAAGCCGGCGGCTGTGATCATCACGGGCGTGGCGATCGCCAGGGCAGCAGCTGCGCTCCTCGAGAAGAGGCTGAACACGAGGATCGCGATCCACACGACGCACATCACGATCGCCATGACCGTCCTGAACCCGGGCCCGACTGTCCACGCCAACCCTCACCTCCGCGCCCTCACGACGAAGCCCAGCGGCACGAAGCCGTAGTCGACTTCAAGCAGCTCGTCGACGGTCCAGCCAGCGTCGCCAAGCAGACGCTCGAGCAGCTCCCTCGTTACGACAGTACGATGGTACTGGTATGGGTTGCTCGAGGAGCCGTAGCGCGTCTCGCTCTCGGGCCGCTCGTCGCAGGGCACCGTGACGCAGAGCTTGTGGCTCACGCGATGAGCCTCCTCCAGCACGCTCGCAGCCTCGTCTGGCGACAGGTGTTCGAGGATGTCGCCGAGCACGACGAGCTCCGCCGCGCCCTCGTCGAAGGGCCACTCTTCGATCGCAGCGTCGAAGAGCACGTCGACGTTGTTCGGCCTGCTCATCGCCTCGTCGTAGTCGACGACGTCGCAGTTGCGCACGCGATCGCCGTAGATCGCCTTGAGCATGGCCGGGTCCTCGTTGCAGCCGACGTTCAAGACCAGCCCGGTCGTCGACGCCACGGCGGCGCGCTGGTAGCCGAAGCGGTCGAACGCGCTCATGCCCTCGCCATGTGCACCTGGGCGCTCGTGCTCACGAAGCGCCGCTCGCACATCGGCTTCCAGTAGTTGCCGTAGACGGCAGCCCAGGAGCGCGCCTCGGCCAGCCCTCGCCCGAGCACCGCTCGCTTCGAGCGCTCGCGGTCTCCCATCTCGACGACGTGCTCGAGCTTCTTCAGCCACAGCTTGCGGTACGTCTCGTTGTTGGGCCACCCGTCGACGAGGAGATCGTCGCACGCCACGGTCTCGCAGAGCCCGGCGAGGCGCGACGTCACAGGGAACACGCCAGCAGCCTGCGCGTCCAGCGCGCTCATGCAGTACGTCTCCATGAAGTACGTCGGGTACGCCCAGACGTCGACGTCGTACAGCGCAGCGGCCACCTGCGCCTGCGGCACTCGCCCGCGCCAGCGCACGCCGCCCTCCTCGCCGCCCACGCTCTCGACGAGCTCCTCGACGTAGTGCTTGAACGCGAGCAGCCGCTGAGCATAGCCGCTGCCGCTGTCCATTGCGACGATCTTGTCGATCGCCTCCCACCCGTAGAACACGTCGAGCGTCGCCTGCGGCCAGCGCTTGCGCACGTCGGGCCACATCTCGAGCAGCACGTCGACGCCGCGGTCGGGCGACGAGAGCCACGCCATCCGCGCGCCCTGCGTCGGGACGGCCCTCGGGAACAGGTGCAAGTCCATGCCGTTGGGCAGCGACTGGCAGCGACCGGCGGACAGCCCGTAGAGCGACTCGGTGTGGTGGGCGTGCCACCGCGTGAGGCACACGATCTCGTCGATGTTGCTCAGCCTGTCGCCGAAGAGCCCGCTGCCCGGCATCAGCGCGTCTCGGACGTTGACGTCGTGGAGCCACAGCACGCGGAGGCCGGCGTTGACCTCAGCGTCGAAGAGCTCTGGCGTCCGCGACGACACGACGACGTCGTGCCTCTCCATCGACAGGAAGTCCTCGCTGTCCCACCACTCGATGCCGAGCTCGTCGACGCCCTTGCAGGGACCCGGCGTGCCGTACACCTCGACGCGCCAACCGTCGAGAGCGAACTGCTCCGCCAACCGCATCACGCACTTCTCGGTGCCGCCCACGCCGTGGACGACCTCGAGCTCCGGGTGCCACGGCTCGAACAGCGGCTTGTTGAAGAACGCGATCGAACGCTCGCCCTGCGGCCTCGAGCGCCTACGCGCGTAGAGCAGCTCCATCGGCTTCCGCTCCACGACGGGCCTCGAGCGCTCCGCGTCACGGGCCAGCTCGACGCGGTCACGCTCCGCCATCAGCTCCGGCGACTTGCGGATAGCCAGCGCCTGGTCGATGTCCTGCAGCGCCTCGTCGTAGCGCCCGAGGTTGGCGCGCGCCTGAGCCCTCAGCGCGAGCGGAGTGTAGCGCGCCTCCATCGGCTCGATCACCTGCTGCGTCACGGGCATCGTCGTGCAGGCGAGGCACATCGACGCCCACTGCTCCGAGCGCGACCAGTCGAGCAGCTCCGCGCAGGACAGGGCGATGCCGTTGTACGAGTCGGGCCACGTGGGGAGCAGCTTCACGCCCTGCAGGTCCGTGTCGATCGCTCGTGCGTGGTCGCCGATCGAGCGGAAGCAGTCCGCCATCGTGTGGTTGCTTCTGTACGAGTCGTCGGGCTGGCTCTCCGTGACCACCATCTTGAACTGCTCAGCAGCACGGATGAACAGAGCCGTGCGCTTGGCTGCATCCGGCTCCTCCAGCGCCTCGGCGAAAATCTCCAGCGCGAAGAAGTAGCGGAAGCGCACGACGTCCGGGTAGTCTCGCATCGCCTTCGCCACGATGCGGCGGTTGCGGTCACGCCTCGGGCCCTTGAGGTCGGGGTCACGGTAGTGCTTCACCCATGCGCCCGTGGGACGCTCAGCCTGTGCGCCCGGCGTGTTCCAGCACACCTCGTGGATCGGGTACACCCACTTCATCCGCTGCCTCGTCGAGAACATCCGCTCCCGCCACTGCACGCTGACGACGGTGCCCGTCTCGTCAGTCCCGTAGTCGTAGCGGAACATCATGAACGTCGTCTCCGGGTGCTCGGCGAGGTCGAGCCCGCTCGGAGCGTAGAGCTCGTCGTCGTGATCGAGCCACAGCAGCCACTCGTGCTTGTCGCGTGGCACCATGGCGAAGCTCTGGTTGCGAGCCAGCGAGAAGTCGTCCTTCCACGCGAACTTCTCGTAGACGGTGGGCAGCCCAGCGTTGAGCATCCACCTCGGAGGCTTGCGACTACGCCCGTTGTACGCGACGTAGAGCTTCGAGCAGTGCGGTGCAGCGGAGCTCACCATCCGCTGCCACTCGCCGCGTTCGACCGAGTCTCCGACTATGACCGCGAGGGCTACGTCCAAAAGCCCTACCGCCTTGGAGTTGTCGCGGACACCGCCTTCGACCAGGGACCGAGGCCGCCGTCGGCGTCGATGCCGCGGACTCGGAACCAGTACGTCGTGCGTGAGGACAGCCCTGCGACAGTGTAGTTCGTCTCGGACGAAGTGTAGCTCTTCGCGCTGCTGAAGTTGGAGTGAGAAGCCGACTCGACCTCGTACGTCGAGGCGCCGTCCACCGCCGACCACGACAACGAGATCGCCGTCCTCTGCTTCGCGGTGATGTTCACGGTGGGGGCCGTGAGCCCTGCCGGAGGCGTCGGAGGCGGCGGCGGTGGCGGAGTCGGCGGTGGGGGCGGCGTCGGGGGAGAGGGCGAAGATGCGGAAGACGCGTCGCCCTGCCAGTTCGGGTCGGCGACGACCGCTTGGTACGCGGCGAGCGATGCCGCGCTCGAGTCGATGCGCCAGTCGCACTCCTTGTTGAGGTTGAACCAGTCGACCTCGGTGATCCGCGGGAACGTGTTCGGTATCTCCGTCTCGTAGGCGCTCGTGATCCAGGCTGCCTTGTTGCCGCCCTGCTCGTTCGAAGCGGTCTCGCTGATCTGCACGGGCATGTTCGGGTCGAGCGACGTGACGATGTCGTACGAGGGCTTGAACACCTGCGTCCACGTCTGCCACGACTCGCCGGGGCTCGAGCCCCAGTTGTACCCGTCGATGCCGAGGACGTCGACGTAGCCGCTGCCGGGCCAGTACGACTTGATCGTGTTGGTAGGGCCGTTGTTCGGAGCCCACACCCACTGCACGTTCGTGACGCCGGCGTCGTGGAAGATCTGCCACACGTGCTGCCACGCTGCGACGAACTGCGCTGGCGTGTTGTTGTTCACGTTGGCGCCCCACGCCGACCAGTCGCCGTTCATCTCCGCCGCGAAGCGGATCTGGAACGGCTTGCCATACGACTTGGCCTGTGCAGCGGCCGCCTTGAGGTACGCGTCGTGGCTGCCGTTGACGATGGTGGACAGCGCGTAAGCCGGTTGGTTCGTGTCGCTAGATGCGCCCGGGTCCCATGGCTCCCACACGATCTGAGGGAGCGCGCCCCTCGAGGTGATGCCGTCCATCTGCACCTGCGCCAGCAGGTCGATGGTCCAGTCGCGGAAGATCATCACGATCGCGGGTGCCCTGCCCACCTGCTTCGTGTACGCGTCGAGGCGCGCGAAGAAGTCCGTGTTCGAGTTCCAGGGAAGAGCGAGCCCGAGAGCCCTAGCCACAGTTGGCCTCCTGACGTAGACGCCTACGGCCACCATGCACACGCACGCGAGCGCTACGAGGAGCACACGAAGCGTTCTGGGCAGCCACTCTTGGAACTCTAACAGGCTGCGCCAACCCTGCTGGGACGAGCCCTGGGACAGCGTTGGCATGATATAATGACACTGTCAGCGGAGATGAGCTCCGACGACGACGAACACAACCCAGGAGGGTACCATGCAGGTTACTGTGAACACCACGACCCGCGGCGGCCGGCAGCTTGAAGGCCTGCTCAAGAGCGCGAAGCCCGACAAGCGCTCCCGCGGCAAGGTCGTCGTGACGGTCGACCTCAAGGACGAGGCCGGCCGCGCGAGGCTGCACGAGGCGATCCGCTTCAACGTGTGGATCGGCGAGCACGGCTCCACCTTCGTCACGGCCCGCACGGAGCGGAACCGGCGGATGGTGTTCCACTTCAACGTCACGCCCGGCGCGCCCGAGGGCTACGTGGCCAAGGCGCACAAGCGGCTCGGCGACGACGGCGCCCTGCTGATGTACGCGGTCAAGGCCGCGTGGCAGTTCCTCGTCACCGGCGAGGCTCCGGCTCCGAAGAACGGCACGGTCACGTGCCAGGAAGCAGCGTTCTGCGGCCACTGCGGCCGCAAGCTCACACACCCGGACAGCATCCCGCTCGGCATCGGGCCGGACTGCGAGTTCCGGCTCACCGGCAAGATCACGAAGCGGGGCGGCGGCACAGTGCAGGGCGCGGTGGACCGCAAGCACGACGAGCGCGTGGCACGGGACGGCTGCGACAAGTGCGGCACCATCACCGAGCTCTTCCACAACGACGCGACCGGCCTCAGCCTCTGCGCGAAGTGCGACTACGCGGTGGACTCCGAGGCCGAGCGGCGGCTCGCGCTCGAGGACGAGCTCCGCGACGAGGTCAACCGCCTCGAGAAGGAACTGACCGAGCTGCTGGCTCAGCGGAAGTACGCGGCCGCGCAGTTGATCGACGACCGGCTCGACTCTGCCCGTGCGGCACTGGGCAAGGCCGAGCGCGACTTCCAGCTCTCGCTGGTCTGAGGGAGGAGCCATGCGATACACCTACAACACGTACGAGGAGGCGGCCAGCGCTCTGGGCACGGCCGCCATGGACGTCGCGGCCGACCACGGCGAGGAGATGGTCGAGGCCGCGTGGGGCGACATCGTCAACGCCATCGCTTCCAACTGCCCGCCCGAGGTGGCGGAAGAGCTGAAGCGGAGGAACAGCTGATGCGCTACGTCTTCACGGGCCCGTCGAAGCTCGGCCCCAAGCAGGCGCGGCAGGTGGAGCAGACGATCCGCTCGCTGAAGAACGTCGAGGAGTTCACGACGGGTGCAGCGTTCGGCGTCGACACCCTGGCGTACTACATGGGCGTGAAGCTGCACCCCCACGCCAAGCACCGCGTGTGCGTCCCCGTGGGCCACGCGCACAACGACACGCTCGTGCAGCACGCACGAGGGTTCGGCGCCACCATCGTTCCCGTCCACGGCGGGTACCGCAACCGGAACGAGGCGATGTTCGATCCCCTCGACCCGCCCGACCAGACGCTCGTCGCCTTCGTGAAGTCGCTTGGCTTCTATCGCAGCGGCGAGTGGATGACCATCAATATCGCGAAGAAGCTCCGCGTCTGCGTCTACGGCAACGAGCTCGAAGAGGAGAAGTGATGCCGTTCCAGATCTGCCCATCGTGCAGGGAGCTCGTCGACGTCGTCGAGGGCAAGTGGACGGCGTGCGACGAGTGCAAGGCCAAGCTCACGTACGACCCCGGCTCGAAGCGAGCCGCCTACTGGGAGTCGCACCCGAAGGAGCTCACCGAGTTCGAGCAGATGGTCGATGACGCCGACGCCGGAAAGATTGCCGAGCGCATCATCGTGAGCCATCACCTCGGCAAGCGCGGAGCCCACGTGTGCATCACGGGCGTGGTGCCGAGCATGACGAGGCAGCAGGCGTTCGCAAGGCTGTCCGAGCTCGGCTACGTGCCGCAGCAGTCGGTCACGTCCACGACCGACGTGCTCATCGTGTGCCCGAACAACCGCGGCATCGTCGAGACGACGAAGGTCAAGGCGGCCCAACGCTACGGTGCGGAGGTCGTGCAGATCGACGACGTCATCGAGCTCTTCGGAGCCGTGGCGCCCAGCGTCCAGCAGCTCGCCGATCGCGTGAAGCCGGGCGACACGCAGGACGAGTGGATGGACAAGACCAAGGACGACTCCGGCTCGTTCGAGGGAGGCACCGCAGTCGTGGCCCAGCAGATGATCACGCTGGGCTGCGACTCAGGGCCCCACTTGGCGAGCCTGCAGAAGCACCCGGCGATCGTCGCCGACATGATGAGCCGCGACTGGACGAACGAGCGCAACGACTTCATCTCCAGCGTGTACCGCCAGTGGCGGCTCACCGGCCGGCTCACCGACAAGCAGGCCGTGGCGTACCGCAGGGTGGTGTTCGGCGTGAGCAACGTCGCCGCGCCAGTCGGCCAGGACCACATCTACGAGGGAACCGTCGTCAAGGCCACGTTCAGCGGCGGTAAAGCGAGCATCCTCGTGAAGGCGTCCGATGGCACGCGAGCGATGGGCACGCTGCCGGACAAGGTGCTGGCCAAGATGGAGACCGTGATGGTCGACCCGATCAACGAGCTGCTGGACGCTACCATCAGCTTCACCGCCGACTTCCGGCGAGGCGACGCCAACGACGTCTCGTTCGCTCTGTTTCGCAACATGCGGCACGACGTCGCTCACCCGGTCTCGATCACCCGGAAGAACCACGTCCACGAGTTCGCAGCATGACGGATCGAGCTGCACGAGCAACGCTGGTGCGACGCATCGTTCGCAAAGCGACCGCGAACGCTCGGCTGAACGAGATCGAGTTCGAGCTGGCGTCGGAGAACGACCCGGCTCGGCTGAAGCTGCTTAGGGCGCGCCACAGGTACTGGTCGCGCAGAGCGAGCCAACTGTCGTGAAGGGAGGTGACATGAACACGAACGAGGACATGCCCGAGCCGAGCTCGGGAGAGAAGCAAGCGCTCGCCATCGTCGAGGACGGCAGCCTCTCGCACGACGAGAAGCTCGCCAAGCTCGCCGAACTGCCGGACGACTTCGGCTACAGCGAGATGGTGTTCCTGCAGAAGACGGCGAGCCAGGACCTGGCCGAAGGAATGCAGTGACGTAGAATGACATCGACGGTGAAGAGAAGGAAGTGCAAGAGGTTCCGCCACTGCGGCGGCTGGCTCGAAGGCAAGGTTGCAGAGGACCCGAACGAACAGTTTTGCTCCACAGACTGTTGCCGCATCGATCACGGGCTGCTCGACCCGAACAAGGCGGGCGACCTGCGCAAGGACCGGAAAGCGAGGAAGAAGTGAGCGACAAGCAGGAACCCTGGGAGAGGGCGATCGACCACCCGTTGGGCGGAGAGCACTACGAGGACGAGGACGACCAGGGAGCAGTCGACACCCCGCCCGAGGTGATCGAGCAGATGGAACGCGAGGCGGGCGAAGCTGGCGAGCAGCCGCCGCCAGAGTGGGACGAGCCGCTCAGCTACCCTGAGCGCACCGAGGTCCACGAGACGATGGAGATGCACGTCGTCGCCAGCGAGCCGTACGACTGGGACGACGAACCAGCGGTGAACCCGTACGGAGAGGGAGTCATCGCCATGATGCGAGAGGAACCCGGCTCGCTCGCCAAGCTGACGGCCGAGTTCGTGGGAGTGGGGCTGCTCATCGCGATGGGCGCAGCTCTAGTGTGCCTGCTCGTGATCGGCCTCATGTCACTGGTCAAGATCGCGCCCTGAGCATGTCGGCGCTAGCCGTGATGATGGTGAGCTTCGGCTGCTTCTGCTTCGCCATCGGGTTCCTCGCCGGCTGGGTCGTCTTCTCGGGGCGCTAGAGTGGGTGCACGTGAGCCCCTGGGCTCTCCTGGGGGCCACGCGCCCGTTCAGTAAGGAGGTACCATTAGGGCTCAGCTGGGCCTCCCAGGAGAGCTCCAGTGAGTTCGTCCTATCTGGCGTTGAAGGACAGGGCTGGGTGCAGCTCTATCGCGTTCGGAGCGACGCCCGTCTGGCCGTGCGGGAAGTCGAAGAACCCGACGCCCGAAATCGTGGCAAGCCCGCTGAGGCGCTTCCACCGCGAGGGAGAAGGCGACCCTTCCGCCTTGATGAACGCCGTCCGCGCTGCGGTCATCCGCTTGCGGTTGGCGGCTGACGCCCTCAGCGTGCAGCCCGGGTTCGGGAACTCCACGATCATCGTGCCGCCCGTCAGCGGGTCGGCTATCACGAGGTGGATGTCCGAGTCCGCCTCGAACTTCGCCTCGACCAGCCGTGCCCTGACGACGTAGCGCGTCGTCTCGATCGGAGCGAAGCGCGTGGGCCCGATCTTGGACGGCGGCAGCCACACCCTCATCAGCGCCACCTTCGCCGGAACGGAGCGGGACGTGCGCACGCTCGCGGCTCCCGGGTCCTGCAGCGTCTTGATGTCCCACCTCTCGATGCCGCAGCGGACGCCGTTGACGAGGTGCGACGTCTCGAAGTCACCGCGCTCTCCGTGCTCAGAGGTCTTGGCACCGCCGGTCAGCGCGAAGTAGGCGAGCAGCGACCCGACCACGACGACGACGAAGAGCAGCGCCATGGCCGGGACGATCAGCAGCAACCTCAGCCGTCGAACAGCTTCCCCCTCACCGCTGCGAGCAGCTTCATGTCGTCGGGCGCCTCGCGGTGCTCGAGGTAGTAGTAGCTGAAGCCGTTGGTGAGCCCGTAGCTCCGAGCCGTCGTGAGGTCGTTGAGCTCCGTCTTCAGGTCGGAGCCCTCGAGGTTCGTCGCCTCGACGGTGGGATGCACGTACGACAGCGGCAGGCCGCGGTAGCCCGACTTCGGCGCATTGCTGTCGCGGACGTTCATGCTGTTGGGCCCCTGTTCCTTGAGCCACTTCATCCGAGCTGCCGGCGCTGTGTTGCCGTCCCTGCCGTAGTACGACGAGTACCACTGCGGGGCGTGCCGCCACCCGAGGTCGTACATCGACTGAGCCGGCGCCAGCGTGCGGCCGTTGTAGATGTACGAGTCGTTCGGGCCCAGCGACGACAGCAGCAGGTCGGTCGTCGGCAGCTTGGAGCGGATGCGCTTCAGCAGGTCGGGCATCATCGAGCAGCCGGGCGCTGGGTACTGGTAGGCCAGCTCAGCGTCGAGGATCACGAGCGGGAGCCCGTGCTTCTTCGCCATCGCCGCGATGTCCGACGCGTACTTCTCGTTGTCGCCGCCCGTGACGTTGAACCACCCCGCCACCTCGAGGTTGCGAGGGCGTGCACGCGACTTCAGCTGCTCCAGGTTCGCGACGTTCCACGGCCCAGCAGCATCGTCGCCGTAGATCACGGGAGCGAACCACCTCCCGCCAGCCGCGGAGAACGCGTTGAGCTGATCGTCGCCGAGGTTGACGCCCGAGTAGACGAAGGCGCCGAGCGAGCGGAAGCGGTTGTAGCTCACTCGTCCTCCCTCGCCCTGCGGTTGATCGCGTCTCCCTTCGCCAACTGGTCGGCCATCGTGGCCGGATCATGCACGTAGCCTCCCTTGTCGCCGCCGTACTTCGGCGCCTTCGCGTCGGGCATCTCGTATGGGATCACGAGCTGTGCTCCCTCGGCGATGATGTCAGAGCCGCTCATGGGCTTTGTCCTTGAACTCTCGCCAGAGTCGCTCATCGTGCACGGTCTCCTCTCCAGTGGTCGAGTCGTAGCTGAAGATCCTCTTCGCGGGTCGGAACTTGCCCGCCTCGTCGACGCCCTGGTTGTTGTCGTGCACCTCGACGTCGACCGAGAGGCCCTGCTTGTGGATCCGGCTCACCATCTCCGGCACCGTGGCCGAGACGTCTCGGTGCACTGCCCGGAGGATCAACGACGGGATCATGCGGCGGTCCGCGATGTCCGTGGCGGTCTTGGCCCTGGCAGCTGCCCGCTTCTCAGCCTCGGCCGTGGGCACTGACACGTACACCGCCTTCGCGCTGTAGCCCTTGTCGAGGAACTGCTGGATGCGGCCGATCATCTCGTCGGGCGACGTGTTGCCCACGCCGTCGACGATCATGTCGAGCTTCCTCTCGAGAGCCTGCCGCTGCATCTCCTGGCTGATGTCCCACGCCTCGCGGTACACGACCGCGTTGGCGGTGGGGTCGTCGGCGTAGCGGGCCTGGAACTCCGGCAGCATCGCCTTGATGCGGTCCGGGTCGATCACGAGCGGCTCGCTGCCCTTGAAGTGCTCCGCCTTCGCCTGCTTCACGACGCCGCCCTTGCCAGCGCTGTAGCCGCCGCCGGAGAACAGCACCCGAGGGCTGGCGCTCGTGTGCAAGCCCTCGAGGAAGTGCTGGATGATCTCCTGGTGCAGCCGCTGCCTCTCTGCCGAGTACTGCCTCGTGCCGTCTTCCAGCGTCGTCGAGTGCGTCTCGGCCGTGTCGGGTTCCCCAGCCGCGATGCGAGCGTACTCTCCCAGCGTGTGCTGGTTGACGTGCCCTGCGGCGTTGAACTTCACCTCGGCAGTGTCGAGCGACTTCGTGTCGACGTGCGCCTCGGGCGTCACCACCCTGAGGTCCTCAGCGGGCTGGAACGACGTGACGGTGAACGAGCCGCGAGCGGCCGGCTTGATGATGGCGTCGAACTCGTCAGTGCTCGTGGCACCCACCCTCTTCAGCGCGTCGCCGAGGCTCTCGTCGTTGCCCATGATCAGCGGGTGGTCGAAGCCGGCGGCCACCGGCACCGCCGTGCCGTGGCCCTTCGCGATGCTCGGGTCGGTCGTGAGGAACACGACGCTCTTGCCCTGCATCCCCATGTGCTCGCTCTGGCCGCGGAGGCCAGTGGCCTCGATCGACGAGATGTTCGACCGCGGCGTTCCGTGGTAGAGCACCGCTCCGTACGGGTGGCCCTCGAGGAACTTGGCGACGTTGTCCGGGTGCACGATCACGCGGCCGCGGTCGCTCTTGTTGCCGAGCTTGGCGAGGTCGTCTGCCAGCCTCAGGGCCGCGAGCTCGTGCACCTTCTGGTCGAACTCCCTCGAGCGCTCCTCGTACGTCTGCTGGCCGGGCGCGTACTCGAGCGGTCCGCCCGACATCAGGTCCGCCCTCGCCAACGCCCTCGAGTCCGCGAGCAGCGCCTTCACCTGCTCAGCAGAGAGCTCGTGCTGGTGGCCGCCGAAGCCGTTGGCGGCTCCGTCCGGGATGCCGAGCTTGTTGTACAGCGCGTTCGACGCGGTGGTGCTGTCGAACTTCAGGCCCTGGTCGTTCTCGGCGGCGTGCTTGAGGATCTCGCGGAACACGCTGAAGCCGCCGCCATGGATGCCCCCGACGCTGCCGCCCTTCACGTGAGTCCGCATCACCTGGCCGCCGTAGCGCTCGTCGTGCGTGCTGTACGTCCCCACGCCGATGACTCGGCCCTGCCCGTCCCTCGCCACAGCCAAGTGCTCGGCGTAGCCCTCGTGAGCATTGAACAGCGCGTCGTCGGCGAGCTTCCAGCTCTCCATCGCGTGCTTGACCTTCTCGTCCTGCCACCACATGATCTCGTGAGAGAGCGAGCTCGGCGACTGCGACGGGTTGCGCTCGACCCTGTGCTCTCCGGTGCCCGGCAGCTCGGGTCCCGTTTGCAGCAGCCTCCCGAGCGGGTCCGCGAGGTAGCGCTGCACCTTCAGCTGCTCGAGCTCCGCATCGTGCTTGTGCTGGTACGTGACGAGCGGAGTCGCGCCGAGGTACTTCCAGCCGGTGCGCTCGCTGAGGCGGCCGCCCTTCATCCCGTCGCGATAGTAGAAGTGGGCGCGGTTGCTGTCGCGATCGATCACGGCGATGGCCAGCGCGGGCTTCACGCCGAGCTGCTTCGCGTGAGCCAGCTTCTCCTCGATCTCGTGCTTCTTCGGCGTGGCCTTGAACTCCGTCGAGTCGGTCGACACAGACTTCACCTCGAAGCCGTAGCCGTCGAAGCGGATGTCGAGCGGCGACTGCTCTCCCTTGCCGGGCGGGTGCAGCACCTCCGCGTCGGAACCGAGGAAGCGCTTGAACGCCGCCTCTCCCTCGCGGCCGAGTGCCGTGTTGGTGCCCGCAGCCTTGTCGGAGGAGTAGCCACCGCGGAGACCCTTCCCTCGACGTAAGCCCTTCGGCGGCGGCGGCTTCTGCCACGGCTTCTCGAGGTCCTTCGGCGTCACCTCTCCCCGCGTCCCCGGCCCGTACCTTCCCTCTCGCTTGGCACGCAGGTAGGCCTGGTACTCAGCCTCCTGCTCCGGCGAGATGTAGCCGGCGGTCTTCTTCGGCTTCGCGTGCTGCATCTCCTCGGCGCTGAGCTTGTGCTGCGTGCCGGCAGCGTAGACGGAGAGCGGGCGCATGCCCAGCTGCTCGAGGTAACGGTCCATCTCCGCGAGCCGTTCCTCGTACGGGCCCACGTTCGAGTGGATGCCCTGCAGGTGAGCCATCGCCGCGTCGCTCGCGTCAGCGTGCGAGAGCTTGTACTTCTTCTCGAGGCCCTCGACCGCGGGAGCGAGGAACATCTTGTGCATCTCGCGCACCTGAGCCTGGTACGAGTCCGAGTTCGGGCTGTGCAGCACGTCCTCGATGTGGTAGCCGCCGTCAGCGTGGTGCTGCCCCAGCAGCTTCGCCGTCGTCCACCTCGCGAGCGACTCGGTCATCGCCTCCTCGAGCATCCCCTGCTCGTTGCCGCGGTCGTACTCCGGCTTCACGTCCTCGATGCGAGCGCTCGGGCCCATCGCGAGGTGGTGGGACTCGTGCACCACCGTGTGCAGCGCCCTGCGATGCGACTCGTCCCAGCGCCTGAACGCCGTCGAGTGCAGCGTGGCGAGGTCCTCGCCGACGTAGTCCTGGTGCAGGCCGATCACGCCCGCCCAGTACGCGACGCCCCTCGCCTTCATCTTCAGGTCCTTGACCCTCACCTCGCCGATGAACGCGCTGCGGTGGCTGGGCACGCCGGCGTCAGCGACCACCGTGTGAACGAAGTCGACCCAGTCCTCGCCCTCGGCACCCTTCCCGTCGGCCAGCATCGAGCGTAGAGCCTCGCGAGACTGGGCGTAGTCGCTCGTCCTCGGCAGCTGGTTCGCCCTGGCCGGAAGCTGCCTCGACCGCTGCTGGAAGCCGTCATGCGCCTGCATCTCGTCGTAGCGAGCAGCGTCCATGTGGTCGAGGAAGCGAGCGGCGATCCGTCTGTCCTCCTCGTCCTGCGCAGCCTTCGCAGCGTCCCTCGTCTTCTTCTGCTCCCTGGCACGCTCGTGGTCTGCCTTGATGTAGTCCGCGTCCTTGTAGATGTGGCCGCGGCGCATCAGCTCGTTGCGCACGTCCGGGTGCAGCTTCGCGATCACGCGGTCGTCGAGCGAGCCCTTCTTCTCGGTCCACCCGGAGGCCTTGAGCCGGTTGATCAGCTCGGCTGCCTGCTCAGCGTTCAGCCCGGGCAGCGTCTGGTCGAGCCACGCCTGGGTGATCCGCTTCGGGAACGCGTCAGCCGCAAGGGTGTCCGGAGGCGGCTCAGTGTTGCCGTCGTGCCCGTACAGCGACGTGAGGGCGGACACAGCGTCGTGCACCTCTGCGTCCTTCTCGGTGGCGCTCTTCGCCTCAGCGCCGAGGTCCCGGCCAGCGGGAGCAGGCGTGACTCCACTCCCGCGGCCGGGAGCTCCGCTGGTGGGTCGCTGCGGAGCCTTGCCGACGTCGCCGAGCCGCTGTGCGACAGTGAAGTCGTCGACCTTCGCGCCCTCCTTGAACATCAGCACGCGGATGTTGCCCTGGCCCACGTTGCCCACGGCCATCGCGTCGGGCTTCGTCAGCTGCCGACGCTTCTCGATGAACTGCTTCGTGTTGCCGTCGGTGCCCGCCATGTCCTTGAGGCCCTGCAGCAGCTTCACTCCGGGAGGAGCGTTAGCGAACTTCCCGCTCTTCGGGTCATGCCACGGGTTCCCTGAGACGGTCGGGTGGTACACGCCAGCGAGCAGCAGCATGTCACCGCGCTCGGTGGCGATCAAGTCCAGCACGTGGCCTCTACCAGTTGGCGGGGAGCATGTCGGTGCGGCCGAGCTTGCGCGCCATCTTCTTGATGTGCGCCTTCGTCGCAGCCTTGTTTCCCGCACGACCGAACGCCTTGATCGCGTTCTTCAGGTCTCCGGCGCTGGCGATCGGGAAGCCGCCGTGAGGCATGGCAGCGCCCTTGGCCGCGAGCCTCTTCCTCTCGGCCACGCCCACGTCGCGGAGGCCGAGCTCGTGCGTCTCGAACTCCTGCAGCGTGAGCCGGCTGCCCGAGCCCGGGTCGTACGCGTGAAGCTCGTGCCGCTCGATCAGCCGCCGCGAGTGCGTGGAGACCTGAGGCCTCCGTTCACGCACGAGGTCGTAGTTCTTCACTGCGTCTCCTTTCCCGCCTCTCCCGTCCTCGACAAGACGTCGCCGACGAGGAGCATCTGGTCGCGCACCTCGTCGGGCCCCAGCCCCTCGGCGAGGAACAGGGTCTCGCTGCTGGAATCGTACCAAGCGACGCCGCCCTCGAGCGGGAGGTCAGTCTGTGGAACGACCTCGACGCTGAAGTTGGCGGCCATGATCGGCCGCCACCCGAGGGTGCCGTTCGGGTGCTCGTCGACGAGCAGAGCGTCGTCGATGGAGAACACCTTGCCGTTTCGAGCCACGCACTCCGGGTCCGTCCGGCCAGTGATCCCGCCGGCTCCGTCGAACGCCTGCACCTGGGCGACGCCCGCCTCTCTGTAGCCCAATAGCGTGGCCTGGTTGTAAGCGTCTCGCACCTCCGTCCGCGCCAAGCGCTCCGCCTTCCAACCAGGCCACTGCGCGAAGTGCTGACGGACGTCGGCGGCGATGTCCGAGGGCGACTTCACGTCCTTCATCTTGTCGGCGAGGAACGTGCGCAGCTCCTTCTTCACGGTCTGGGTGACCGAGCGGACGAGCATGGACCCTCGCTTCTTCATCCACGCCTGGACGTCCGGCCGGTCGATCGTCCACTCGCTGCCGGCGGAGAGGCCGAACTGCCTCAGCCCCCTCGCCGAGGCGAGGTCGGCGACGCGGCGGATGATGGCCCGAGTCCTGTCCATCGGAAGCTCGGGTCCGCTCCACCCGTCGAGGATCCGCTTGAGGACCGAGTCGTCCTCGGCGAGACCCAGCTCGTCCGCCGACAGCCCGTCGAGGTACCTCGCGAAGCTCTCGTACGAGTCGGCGTACGCGGTCGCCCACAGCACCTTCAGCTCGGTGGCCAGCTCTCGGATCTGCGGGTCGGCGAACTGAGCGGTTGGCGGCCATCTGTCCTCCGCGAGGTGGATCACCTCACGCCACGGCGTCTCCTCGTACTTCCCTTCAGCGTTGACAGACGCCGGCGGCGGGGTGTTGGCGCCGTTCATCCCCGGCTGCCCTTCGTTGTTCGTCTGCGGGGGCAACGTCTCGGCCGCGACCTTCGAAGCCTGCTGCATCTCGGCGTTGATCTCGTCGATGCTCTTCAGCGGGATGCCCAGCTGGTCGAGGACTTCGCGGATGTCGACCGGCAGCCCGCTCGGGTCCGACTGCCCGATCAGCTGCACGATCTGCTTCATCGCGTCGAAGTCGCGGCTGTCGAAGCCCTTCGAGGAGATGCGGCACGGGATCCCCGGCCCCCAGTTCTGCTGAACGAGCTGCGGGATCACGTACGTGTTGAGGTGGAAGTCGATCTCCTCCTTCTTCACGGCCAGCGACTGGAAGAACGTCTCACCGAAGGTGGCAGCCACGTTCCTCGACGAGGTGCCGCCGCGGCCCTCCATCAGGGCCTGCTCCGGGACGAGGACCGACCTCACCTTCTGCGTGTCGAGGTACTCGAACGCCTGGTTCAGCGCGCTGAAGTCCGACTTCCCTTCGACCTGGTGCACCTCCCACTCGCGCATCGACGCGATCGCGCTGCCGTCCATCGCCTCCTTCACGGTGTTCGGCATCGCCACCGTGGCGCCGGAGCGGATGTCCTCGCCGATCTGCAGAGCCTTCGCCTGGTACGCGGTCTCCTGGCCCGTGACGTCGTCGATCACGTCCGTCGGGTGGTACACCTCGACCGCCGGGTCGGCGAAGCGCTCGAACGCCCTGTCGGCCAGGGCGAAGCGGTACCAGTAGCTCCACCAGTAGCGGTACGCGTAGCCGATGCGAGGGTAGCCCCAGATGCTGTTGAACTCGGCGTCTCGCTCGTTCGTCGTCCACAGGGCGAAGCCGATCGGGATGTCGGGCGGCTTGTCGTTGTTGGTCCTGCCCAAGCTGCTGAAGCCCGTCTCGCCCACGGCCGGCATGATGTCGATGCCGGCGAACGAGCCGCTCGGGCTCCACCGCGGCGTCACCCTCTGCGGGTGCAGCGGCACGAAGTTGCGCCACACGACGGGCTGCACCTCGCTGTCGGGCCAAGCCGGCACCTCCTTCTTCGACTGCCCGCTGAGCTTCACGTAGGTGGCGTCGATGTGCCCGTACGCGAAGCGCTTCACCATCGGCGAGTAGCCGAAGTCGAAGTCGTTGCAGTGGGCGAGGATGTAGCGGCCGTAGATCTTGCGCAGCAGCTCGTCGACCGCAGCGGCCACGTCGGGCCTCGCGCACTCGATGAGGAACGGAGCGCGAACGAGCGGCACCTTGCAGTACGACAGGGCGAAGGCGATCATCGGGTCGCGGCGCATCTGCATCAGCTTCGACAGCGGGATCCGCGTGGAGTCGAAGGGCTGACCGAGCACCTTCGCGACGTTGCCCCAGCCCACCCATCTGCTCGAGGCCGAGCGGACGGACGGAGAGCGGTCCTGCACCAGCCTCAGGGAGTTCACGATGTCCGGGTTCGGGCCGGCTGCCACCTTCCCGTTCGTCGTCGAAGCGAGGTGGAGCTCGTCGTTCTCGATGTTGCTCACGGCTCGATCCCCCTCCTGTACTCGTTGGGCTTGTGGCCGGAGGCGGCGTAGCGCGGGCCCGACGAGAACATCTCAGCGCGCGCCTGCTGCACAGCCCTGGGCGCCTCGTGGCGACCGCCGCTGGACGCCGGCATCGCGTGCCTCGTGCGGCCCTGCGGCCTGCCGCTCATCTCGATGCGGTGCACGTTAGCGACGCAGTAGCGCCAGTTCGACATGCAGTTGTGAACCAGCACGCCGTCGGCGAAGAACTCGTGAGCTTCAGCGACCGTGAGGTCGTACACCGGCTGCAGCGGGCGAGACTCGCGCTCCACAGACATGACAACGAGTTCGACCGTTGTCGATGCGCTCGAACCTCTCACCACACTCGCACTCGAACTTCTTGGGCTCCCTCTTCTTGGCGTTCCTCGAAGCTCGTGCACTTCTAACAGCGCGGTCGCCTGTCCAGCCCCAGCCCGGGTGCGTCCTCTGGTGTTCCTCTTGCGAGACGCAACGAAGCCTGGAAGGGTCGACGGTCGCAGCGTCGTCGCTGAAGAGGTGGTGCACCTCGTGGTCCTCCGGTATCGGGCCGTTGTACCACTCCCAGACCTCCCTGTGGAGGTAGCGCCACTTCCCCGCGAACTGCCGGCGGTAGTAGCGTCCATCGTAGCACTTGAAGTTGATGCCACCGAACTCGACGACGGGAAAGTCGCCCGGCGGTCTCCCAATACGACGTCCCCTGGAGCCAACTCGTCCGCCCGGACCCAGCCCGTACTTTTGACGAAGATCGGGTGGTTGGGCGTGCACACCACCATCCTACCACTTGTACATACCTTGACGAAGTCGTCGGCGAAGCCCGTGATGCCCGCAGCTTCGACGCGCCTGTAGCCCTCCCTGGTGAGCACTTCGTCCCCCTCGACCACGCTCTCGATGGGCACGTCACCGCGCGCGGTGCTCACCATCGTCCCCGCGGGGTGGCAGTGGTCGAAGTCGTTGACCGGAATCTCCGGGTCGTCGACGAGCGAAGCCCTCCGCCGCGGGTAGTGCCAAGCGTTGATCTCCTCGAGGAACATCTGGCAGCGGTCGACGTCGACGAAGAACTTGCCGTCGCTGACGAGCTCGGTGACGATCTTGATGTGCTCCTTCACATCACGCGTGGTGAGGAACACGGTCGAGAGGTCGATGCCCCGAGCAGCTCCCACGTGCTTCAGCTCCAGCCGAGCCGCCTTGCCCTGAGGATCGGCGAAGCGCCTCGTGACGCGGAAGTGCCCGCCCATGTGCTTCCGCCACAGAGCTTCGCGCTCGATGATCATCTCGGCCACCTTGCCGTTGCTCACCTCCGAGACGTAGATCTCATCGAAGCACACGATCGCGCCCTCCGGCAGCTTCACCGGCTCGTCGCCCTCGTGGTAGGGCTCGGCCTCCACCATGTACCGTAGCAGCTGGTACCAGTTCACAGCGTGCGGGTTGGTGCCACCGAAGTCGATCGACATGAAGATCGGCCCGTTGCCCATCTCCGGCTCCCAGCGTCGGACGCCGTTCGCCTCCTGCGAGAACATCGGCACGACGAGGCCCTCGGTCGACGGGCGGATGCACTCCTGCTGCGCCTCCCAGATCGGCCTGCTGTCTGCCTGGAACGTCTTGTGCACGTCCTGCAACGGGATCCACCCCTGCGAGCGAGCCAACCTGCCCTTGCACACGTCCGAGAAGCGTCGCATCGTTCCGTCGTCCCAGTGGCCCTTCACGACCTTGTCGCACTTGCAGCGGTCCGCCTCGGAGAGGCCCGGGTGAGCGCGTTGGCAGTTGGGCACGCACTTCGCAGTCTCGAAGATGCACCAGCTGTAGAGCTTGTACGGCGGCTGAAGCTGCTGCCTCTCGGCCTCGACGCAGGAGTCGATCAGCTTCTGCATCATGCCGTGTTGCCTCTTTCGCGTGGACGTGATGATGTCCTGTGCAGCGATGCCATCCTTCGACTGGCTCATGTTGCGCGACTCGTCGAACACCTCCGGGTCGGCCAGCTCCACCTCGTCGAAGTGCACCTTCTGCGGGTGAGGGCCGTTGACCGCGTTGACCGTCCCGCCGAGGACCTCCAGCTTGGAGCTGTTCTTCCAGCGAGTCTCGAGCATGATCGAGCTCTCGATCTCCGGGTTGTCGTTCGGGTTGGAGACGCCGCCCTCGATAGCGAGCAGCTTCAGAACGTGCTGGTACGCCCTGCGCGCCTGAGCCTCGATCGCGCCGACCGACGCGGACTCGCAGCCGGGCTTGAACTTCGCGTTGAGCACGTGGAGGATCGCCGCGATGAACGTCTTGGCGCCGCCGCGGTTCGCCATGGCGATGGCGGCCAGCACGTCCTCGAAGTACACGTCCGCGAGGAAATCGAAGGGAGCGCAGTGGTCGGGGCACACCGCGACCCGCGGGATGTCCGCTCGCAGGTGCGCCTTCACCCAAGTGTGCAGCTCGTCGCGGGTCATGGGACCGGCGAGCCGAGCCCTGCGCTCCACGGCCGTGGCTGTGCGGGCGAGCTCGACGAGCTCGTCGGTCTTCAGCCTCGACAGCTGAGCGACGAGTGCGTCGTAGCGCTCATCAGTCGACGTCGCCAGCTTCGATCTCCTCGGCGTGTCCCTCCAGCACCGGGCTGCTGATCACCCCGGCGTCGAAGAGCTTGGTGAGCCTGTCCGCGAGGACGCCGATGAGCTGGTCGCGGTGCATGCCCTCCAGCGCCTTCTCCTCGTCGATTCGCATGCGTTCCTCGCGTTCCTCCACAGCGAGCCAGTCACGAGCAGCCTGCAAGCGGCTGCTGATCGGGACGTTCTCTCCGATCCCGTCCTTGAACACCTGAACGATCTTCGCTGCGTTCTTCTCAGCCTCCTCGGCTACGAGCTCGGACGCTCGCTTCTTCCGTGGCCGACCGCTCCCGGGCTGCGGTCCCCCGAAGCGGCCGGCCGCGTGTAGCTCCTGCGCTACCCGTCGACGCCTCTCGCGCTCCTCGTCGCTCAGCTGCAGCGCGCGGCGAGGCACGGGCTACTTCTGGTCGCCGTGGCTGTACGGGTCCGGGCTCTTACCGGTGAACGAGCCCTGCTGAGCCGGCCCGTCTTGCTTCGACGGGTCGAAGTTCGGGCTCCCGACCGCCGTCAGCGTCCCCGCCTTGCGGTGGTCGAGGTCGACGCCGGAGACCGTGCCAGCAGTGCTCGGATCGCGTGGATCTGCCATCTCTACCTCCGTCCGTTGAACCCACTCATCATAACGTTATGCCGTCCTCTAGCTCGTCCGGCCACAGCCAGAAGCGGTCGTCGATGACGCACCCTCGCTTCTTCAGCTCCCGGATCACCCGGTCACGTGGCCACTTCGGGTTGGCGTACACCGGGATCACGCTGCCGATGAGGAAGCCGCACTTCATCGCGATGGCTAAGCCGTCCGCGATGGACAGCTGCACAGCGATCACGCGACGCTGCGTGATCATCGTGAGCTCCTTGTACGTGACCTCGCCCTGCTCGCAGAGGTACCTAGCGGCGCCGTAGTGCAGGAGAGCTCTGTGGCCGAAGGGCGCCGGGTGCAAGGGCTTGTTCGGCGGGTGCTCGATCTGGTGCCGCTCGGTCCACGTGTCTATCAGCTCCGCCATCGGCGGCGCGGGCACGACTAGCGGCTCTGGTGCTCTCCTGGGTGCGCGTTTGCTGCTCCCCGCCCGAGAGTACCTGCTAAGGTCGAATGCCGGTGACTGGGGCACCAGACGATGAGATCATAACAACAGCACCCTGTGGCGGGAGAACCGGCTGATGCCGGCCGAGGCATGATATAATGACAACGACCTCTGAAAGCTGCGTCAGGAAAGGGGGTGATCTACGATGGGCGCAGAGATGGCACACAAGGACTTCCGACGCATCCTCCGCAAGCTGCAAGACGAGGGCGCCACGGTCGGCCGCGTCATCGCCGGTGGGAAGGCGATCGACGTGATGTCGCCGGGCGGGCAACTGCTGATCCGGCTGCCGGGCAAGAAGGGCAGCGTGGAGCACGGCCTCGTGCAGCGCGTGGAGGAGGAACTGAAACGCATGGGCTACCTACAAGAACGGAAGGAGCGCATGCGTGTGACGTTCACCCGGGAGTCAGACGACATGCGACGGGGCCGCGTGACCGAGAAGAGCCCCGAGGCTGAGCCGGCTGGTGACGAGCCGGTGAGGACCGACCGGAGTCCACGTCACGTGGGAGTGATCCAGGTGGGAAAAGGCCGTACACGGGGTCCCCAGCCCCAAGCGGGTCCGCCGCGCGGACGCTACTACTACCAGCGCGAGTGGGCAGGGCGCGTGCGCCACGAGGTGGAGCGCGTGCTGAAGACGGGCGTCACGAAGCGGGACTTCGTCGAGTGGGCGATCATGGTCGCCGACGAGAAGGGCATCCCGTTCCCGACGTACCGTGGGAGCGACCCGAATGGCGAGCGCGACGCCGACCGCATCCTCCGAGCGCTGGAGTACCTGCTCCGGCGTAACGGCGGCGGGACGTCTCGAACGCTTCGCTTCTTCGAGATCGCGGCCGAGGAGCACTTCGGCGAGCGGCGTAGCCTCAAGGTGGAGGACATCGCCGGCGAACCGGAGCCGACACCGGAGCCGAAGCCGAAGAAGGAAGTGCCGGTGCCGGAGCCGGTCGGCCTGGCGGTCACGGACGAGGAGTTCGAGGCCAAGTTCGGCCGCACACGAAGCGAGGCGGAGCTGATCCGCGAGCGGCGGAACGATCCGGACGCTGCCGTGCGTCGGCGGTACGTCGAGCTCCTGATCTCCAAGCTGGAGGCGGGAGATGGCGACGCCGACGAGCTGATGGAGCGCATCGAGCGGCTGCTCGGGTAGAGGGCGGGGGAGGTCGGAGAGTGCACGTCCGGCCTCCCTGTGCCTTGTGCCCGATGGTATAATGACACTATCGGCACTCGCTGCCGCTATCCCAGGAGGAAGTCGTGGAGATCAAGGAGGCACAGCTCCGAGCCATGAACTGCGGAGCCATCACGGACGTGAGCGAGCTGAAGGGCGACCTCAGCCGCTTCACGATGGAGCCCAAGTTCGACGGGTTCCGGCTCATCGCCCACGTCACGGACGAGGGCGTGCGCTTCTACACGCGCGCGATGAAGGAACAGGTCGGCAAGCTCCCGCACATCGCGGAGCTGCTGGCCAAGGCGTACCCCGCCGGCACGGTCATCGACGGCGAGATCATCGCGCTCGAGGCGTACGAGGACGAGGACGGGTTCGAGCGGGTGCGCAACAACTTCGAGCACGTGCAGAGCGTGATGCTCAGCAAGGGCACGGAGCACCTGCTGAAGAACAAGGCCAAGCCGCTGACCTACGCGCAGTTCGACTGCACGTTCTTCAACGGAGCCGACATCCGCAGCGAGCCGCTGACCGTTCGACGGAACACGCTGAAGCCGTGCGGCGCGTGGGTCACGGTCACGGCGACGTGGCCCGCCGAGCAGACGATCTACGAGGCGCTCTGCGAAATGGGCTTCGAGGGCGCGGTCGTGAAGAGCGAGGTGGCGCCCTACGTCAACGGCTCTCGCGGCAAGGGCTGGTGGAAGATGAAGAAGCAAGACACCGTCGACGTCATCATCACCGGCTACCAGCCTGGCCGCGGAAAGTTCGCCGGGCTGGTGGGCGCGGTGAAGTTCGGACAGCCGTGCCCGAAGACCGGCGAGATCATCGAGCGCGGCCAGGCGTCCGGCATGGATGACGCAGAACGAAGGGAGATGACGCAGAACGCCGACGCACTGATCGGCACGGTGATCTCCGTAGCCCACATGGGGATCATGGCATCTGGCATCAAGTTCCGGCATCCCCAGTTCAAGATGATGCGCCCTGACAAACCGGCGAACGAAGTCGTGTGGGACAACGGCTGATGCCGACGACGAGAGGAGGCACGTGATGGCGAAGGCGATCCAGAGCAGTGCGACGGTGGGCGAGCAGCCCACGGTCTGCGAGCACTGCGGCAGCACGCGGCTGGTGAGCATCGGCCTCGTGGCACCGAAGTGCGAGGACTGCGGGCGCTTCACGCTGACGCACCTGACGTGGAGCAAGCCCGAAGAGGTGGAAGTCGACATCCGCATCGTGGAGGAGCAGTGAGCGACGCACAGCATAGCAAGCTGATGGTGGCGGGCGTCACGCCCGACGGCGAGCACCACGAGCTCGGGGCGCTGTCGCTGCAGATGCAGCCGTGCCCGTACTGTGAGGGCACGGGCGACGAGGACCTGCCCTACACGGCAGACGTGCAGATCGCAGCCAGCGAGGCGAAGCAGCCGATCCCGGAGGGCAAGTGCAGAGCGTGCGCCGGCGACGGTAAGGTGCCCACGCTGACGAGCCTCAAGACGACGCTGCGCAGGGTCGACGAGCTCGTGGCGCAGGACCGCTACCAGCGTGAAGCCGACGTGTACGTGCTCAACCGCTGTTGGATCATCCTCGCGGGAAGCGAGGACGAGTTCGCCGAGGCGGTGGGCCGGCTGGGCGACAAGTGGAAGGGGATGCTGCGCTCGTTCGCGAAAGCGAGGGTGAAGAAGCCCGAACAGGCGAAGGAGGGGATGCTCAAGGTGCAGCAGGACTTCCTCGACGGCATCGAAGTCGTCGTGCGGCAGCTCTGCGAAGAGGAACCGGAGACGTACATGCCCGAGGGCGTCACCGAGATCCCGAAGGGCCTCGACGCTGTGCAGATCCTCATCGACGAGTCGACCCGCCGCATCGAGGAGGTGGACAAGAAGCTCGACAACGTCGAGCAGATCAGGGGCGGGCTCGAGTACATCGCTGACCTCGTGAGGAAGGGAAACGAGGCGCGGCGCCTCGCCGACGAAGCCAAGCCGAAGCCGGTCGTCGAGGGCATCACGCCGGTCGTCGACAAGTGCGACTGCGGCAAGGCCGCCAAGCTCTGGGACGAGCAGGGAAAGGGCTTCTGCAAGCGTCACGGGAGGCACCTCACCGAGACGAAGGAGGAGGACGTGGACGAGAAGGACCCGCTGATCGAGGCGATCGAGCTGGCCAAGCGAAAGGGCAAGTTCATCGAGGCCGCTGTGTGTCCCATCTGCGGCGGCGAGGCGACGTCGTTCAGAGACGAGCTCTCGGTGGTCGAGCACGCGCAGAGCGGGCTCTGCCAGAAGTGCCAGGACGAGGTGTTCAGCAAGGGCTGAGTCAGAGCGGTTGCGTGCGTGCGTGCGCACGCGTGTGTGCGCAAGACCCGTAGACGTCCTTGTCTGCTTCGTTTCTGTCTCTCTGTTTCTAGCTTCTAAGGTTCTTCGCGTGCATCACCTGCGCGCACACCCGGGGACGAGCACGTGCACACGGGGACGAGCACGCGTGACGAGCACGCATGCACACGTGGACGAGCCTGCGTATCCCGCGGATGCGCACGCGCGTGTGCACGTGACTCCGCGCGGTTATCATGACAACAACCAGACCTCGCGTCGATGTTATGATTTCAACAGTAGGAAGGGAGGAGCGTGACATGGCGAGGACCGGGCTGCCGATGAGGCAGCCGCAGAGCAGGACGATGCGCTTCCTTGTGGACAGCCGCATCCGCTGGGACGCAAGGGCGTTGCCACGCGTCGTGGTCGAGGACGTGCAGCGTGCGCTGACGTTCCCGAACCGCACGAAGCAGATCGCGAAGGAGCAGAAGGTGAGAGGGTGGCAGCAGATGCCCGACACCGTGACGCTGTTCGACCCTCGTTCCCTCCCTCGCGGCTTCGCCCTGCAGATGAGGCGGATCCTCGAGCGGCACGGCATCCAGATCGACTGGGCGGATAGGCGCGTGCACGTGCCCGTGTGGACGGGCGGGTGGAAGACCGTGCAGCTGCGCGACTACCAGGAGCAGGCGTGCGACCGCATCGAGGCCGTGCAGCAGGGCATCTGGCAGTCGCCGCCCGCCAGCGGTAAGACGGTCACCGTCCTCGAGGCCATTCGCCGCTGCGGACAGCGGGCCGTCGTGATCGTGAACACGTCGAACATCGCCCGCCAGTGGGTGGAGCGGAGCGAGCAGTTCCTCGGCTACACGCCGGGCGTTGTGGGAGACGGTGACTTCGAGGTGAGCGACATCACCATCGCCCTGCAGCAGACGCTGTGGGCGAGGCGAGACGAGCTCGACGACAAGGGCTTCTGGTCGATGTTCGGCTTCGTCTGCCTCGACGAGTGCCACCACCTGCCAGCTCACACGTTCCGAGACACCGTCCAGCGCTTCCCTGCGGCGTGGCGCATCGGTGTCAGCGGGACTCCCGAGATGCAGCAGGGCACGCTGCCCGAGATGCAGGCGATCCTCGGTCACCGCTTCCACGTCACGCCGAAGAAAACGCTAGTCGACGCCGGCGTCCTCGCCAAGCCCAGGGTCGACGTGATCGTCACGGCCTTCGACTTCGACTACGTGCCCACGCACGAGCACAGGCCGGGCACGAACTGCGAGGTGCACGGATGCACGGCCAGCCGCCACACGAGGCGACACAGCAACAACTACTCGGCCATGATGTCCGCCCTCGTCGAGGACCCGACCAGGAACGAGCAGATCGCCATCAAGGTGGTCGAGTCCCTGAAGCAGGGCCGCACGGTGATCGTCGTCTCGAAGCGGCTGAAGCACCTCGACGCTCTCGCAGCCGCGTGCGGAGCGAAGGGCGCCAAGCTCGAGCAGCTCTACCGCTTCAGCGGCGGCGAGTCGACCGAGCAGAGGATGCAGATCGCCGAGGTGGCGATGAAGGGAGGCGTGGCCCTGTTCTCCACGCTGGGCGACGAAGCGCTGGACATCCCGCGGCTCGACACCGTCGTCCTCGCTTACCCGACGCGGAACACCAAGCTCATCGAGCAGAGGGTGGGCCGAGTCGAGCGGATCCACGCCGACAAGTTCGAGCCGCTGATCATCGACGTCTTCGACCGCGAGATGGGAGTGCTGAGGAGGCAGTTCTTCGAGCGCAAGAGGGACGTGTACGACAGGGACGGGCTCGACGTCCAGGGGCTGCCAGGGCTCAGGGCAGTGTGAGTTCACCGACCGCATTCGCATTGATAGAATGACAAGGAGAAGGGGGCAAGCACGATGGCACAGGAACTGGTGACGATCAGGGAGGTAGCGGCGGCGATCGACCGCAAGCCGGCTACGCTCCGTGACTGGGAGCGGCGGGGCATCCTGCCGAAGGCGCTGAGGCCCGTCGCTCGCAACAGCAGGCGGTGGCGGTGCTGGAGGCCCGATCAGGTCGAGGGCATCAAGCAGTGGATGGAGGAGCGCAACATCTACCCTGGAAAGGGGCTCTCCCACTACCAGCCCGACACCGTGAAGATGCACCAGCACCTCGAGGCCATGCGCCGGCCCCGGAAGCACTTCAAGGACCCGGAGGCCGCTGCGGCGTAGCCTCCCGACCGAGGAGGGGACATGACAACAGCAACAGGCAACTGGCCCGTCGACGACAAGGGCAAGCCGATGGCACTCGTCACCATGGGCTGCTCTGAGAAGGTGGGCCTCCCGAAGTACAGCAACGTCGACCTGGGACCGGCCAGCATCACCCGGTTCGTGCCCGACGACGACGAGTCGATCGCCGCCGCGCTGCGGAGCAACCTCGAGCTGGCCGAGCAGGTGATCTCCGAGGAGCGCGAGGCGATACTCGAGCTGGTCAAGCAGGGTCAGAACGAGATCACGCAGTCGGCGTCGTGAAGCCGACGACACGCCGGGGCGGCTGTGGGCCTGGTCAGCCGCTTCGGGCACTGCCCGGACGAACCCCTCCGATGGGTGATCCCGAGCAGCCGCCCCGGGAGAAGAGATGACGACGCTCGACGCCGAGCGGATGCTGGTGGCGAAGGCCGTCCACGGCGACGCCGTGACCGAGCTCATCGCCAAGGGCGTTCAGCCACAGCACTTCGCCGATCCCGAGTGCCGCCAAGTGTGGGAGTTCCTCCGCGACCACCTGGTGAAGCACAAGCAGCCCGCTACGTTGAGGGTGGTGAGGGCCCAGTTCCCGCAGGTCCGCATCGACCCGGCCACTGAGCCGCTGTCGTTCGTCCTCGAGAAGTTCATCGTCGCCGCGAAGCGGAGGCTGGCCATCGAGGCGCTCCGAGAGCTGGCGGACGCGGCCAACGACGAGAGGGAGGTGCAGCGCATCGACGAGCTGTTCCTCTACAGGGCGCAGGAGCTGGCGCAGGCGGTCCCGTCTCCCAGCGTCGGCCGCTTCTCGCAGATGAAGCAGCGGATCGCGGACTACCACGACAAGCTGAAGCGCGGCTCGAAGACGGGCATCCCGCTGGGCATCCCGGACTTCGACAAGATCACGCAGGGCGTGCAGCCCCACGAGCTGCTGTCGATCGCAGGGTGGCAGGGTACCGGCAAGTCGACGCTGATGCAGTACCTGGTGTGGCAGGCCTACGTCACGGGCGTGGACGCTCCGCTCGTGTTCAGCCTCGAGATGGAGAAGGAGGCGCTGTTCCGCAAGTTCGACACGCTCGCGACCCACTTCTCGTACATGGCGCTGAAGTCCGGGACGCTCGACAAGCGGTCCGTCGAGGAGTGGAAGAGGCAGGCTGACCGCGCTGAGAAGGCGAGCTCCGACATCGTGGTCATCGACGACGTCGGCCGCTGTTCGGCAGAGACGGTGTACGCCGAGACGGTCCGCCACAAGCCCGGCCTCGTGGCCATCGACTACGTCTCGTTGATGGACTCGCGCGACGGGCAGTCGATCTGGGAACGAGTCACCTCGATCACGAAGGCGCTGAAGCAGCAGAGCCGGTCGCTGAAGGTGCCGATCATCGCTGTGGCGCAGACGAACATCGGCGGCGCGACCGAGGGCGCAGAGCTGCACAACATCGCGTACTCTCGGTCGATCGGGCAGGACTCGGACATCGTGCTCGGCCTCCACGCCGACTCGTCGATGAGGGAACTGCGGAAGATGGAGCTGCGGATGCTGAAGAACCGCGACGGGCCGATCGCCACCGTGTCGATGCGCTGGGACGTGGACGCAATGCGCTTCGAACCGTGGACCGACTCGATGATGTTCGGCGGAGCGAAGAGGCCAGATGCGAAGTGACGGCCACCGTCTCGTTCGGGACGCCCTTCACGTTCTCGGCGTCGACCTCGGAGTTCCCGTACTCGAGATCGCGGCCGTACGAGGAGCCGGAGACGGCGACGCGCACTCGGCCCGAGTACATGGTGAAGCCCGTGAGGCCGGTGCAGGTCGACGAGCGTGGGCTCTGCGTCAAGTGCCGCGAGTTCCCGGACGACTGCATCTGCGTGAAGCGAGTGGAGATCACAACAGAGGAGGTGTGAAGTGAGCGGGCTAGGTGGATGGTGGCACTACTGGCGGAAGGGCGACGACGGGCGTTCCGACCCGATAGGCAGGTTCGCATGCGGCATCCTCGCCTGGAAGGGCGAGCTGATCTACAACGGCTACGGGAAGGACATCGTCCCGGACCTGCCGTTCTTCGGCGGCGCCATCGATGCCAGGCTGAGGGAGTTCCAGCGTGCGATAGGGCTCGACCCCGACGGCGTGCTCGGCCCGCTGACGGGCTCGGCGCTGTCGAAGAAGCGCAAGCTCGACGTCGGCCAGCAGAAGAACGTGCCGGACTTCAGGCTCTGCAAGCTGATCTCGCTGGAGTCGGACAACGACCCGGTGGCACAGGGCGTGTCCGACGCCGCAGACGAGGGCTACGCTCAGATCCACATGCCGTTCCACACTGACGTCACGTTCCAGCAGGCGTGGAGCCCGACGTTCGCGGTGCCCTGGGCTGCGGACTACCTCAACGCGTCGTTCTCCCACCTGATGGACTGGGATGCTGCGGTCGTCTCGTACAACCAGGGCAGCGGCGGAGCAGCGGCGTGGCTCAAGGCAGGGAAACCGAAGTACGGCTCGCCGTACACGGACTCGACCGGCCACCAGCGCGACCACTACACGGACTGCTACAAGTACCTCACCTACGTGATGAGCTCGACTTGCTAGACCTCGCCCGCGTAGACGTCGTCGACATGCTCGAACAGCTCGGCGTCGAGGTCGTCCGCCACGAATCGGACGAGGTCGTCTACCGTTGTCCATTCCCCGGACACATGTACGGAGACGCCCACCCGTCGACGTCGATGCAGCAGGGCACGACGATGTTCCACTGCTGGGGCTGCAACCGCAGCGGCAACGCTATCACGTTCGTCTCGATGTTGGAGGGCGTGTCGCCGATGCGCGCAGCTCGGTGGCTACGGGAGCAGTACGGCTCGGACTTCAGAGAGCCCCAGGGGTCCATCTGGGACGAGATAAGGGGAATCCTTAGCTCGAAGGACGCGGTGTCTCAGGAGGACCCCTGTGAGCTCCCGAGAGAGTTCGTGGACCAGAGGCTGATCGACTGGGACAAGGCCTCGAAGCTGGTCCCGCAGGATCACCCGTTCAGGGTCCCGCTCGACAAGCTCGAGCCGGCCACGCTCGACTCGTGGGAGGTGGGGTGGGACTCCGCCACTTGCCGAGTCAGCATCCCGGTCCATGATCTGGTCGGTCGGCTCGTAGGGTTCAAGGGTCGCGCGGTCCTCCCGGACCAGCACCCGAAGTACCTCGTCCTCGGCAACACGCGGACGCGCGGCGGCTACGGCTTCGAGCCGTACCCAGTGTCGACCGTCGTGTTCGGCCTCAATCGCCTCGTCGGCGACCGCGCGGTCGTCTGCGAGGGCGAGTTCGACGCCATGGCCGTGGGCGAGGCAGGGATCGACGGCGGAGTCGCGGTAGGCGGCTCGAGCTTCTCCACCCGGCAGCTCAGCCTGATCAGGGACACTGCCCGCTCCGCCGTCGTGCTCTTCGATCCGGACGACGCTGGCAGCATCGGCGCGCTGAAAGTGGCGGCTCAGCTCGAGCCGTTCATGCCGGTCGCGGTGGTCGAGGGGCACAGCGGTGACCCTTGCGAGATGCCACCGCAAGAGCTGGCTGCTGCTGTGGATTCGGCGATCTCACCGCTTCGCCGGCGACTTGTTAGTATGACACCGTAACCGACCCGAAGGAGGGGCGATGCCCAAAGGGTTCGCAAAGTTCCGCGAAGCCGCAGCCGACATCGAGGCCAGGCGGCAGGGCGGCGGAGGACCGTGGACGCAGTGGTTCAGGATGAAGGACGGCGAGTCAGCGACCGTCCGCTTCCTCGAGCAGGGCGACGACGTGACGTGGGCGTGGTTCCACCAGCTGGCGCCCAAGGAGGGGCAGAACTTCGGAGACGACGAGCCGTGCCGTAACCAGGACGGGAGCGACCGCGACTCGTGTCCGGGCTGCCAGCAGGGCCTGCGGCGCAAGGTCGTGGGCTTCATCAACATCATCTGGCGAGACGGCCCGGTGTGGAAGACGAACGAAGAGGGCCGCCTCGTCAAGGAGGGCAACCAGCTCGTGCTCGACCACCGGGAGGACATCCTCGCCACGTGGAGGGGCGGCTTCCAGGTGTTCACCGAGCTCGACGGCATCGACGCCGCGTTCAAGGGGCTGATGAGCCGCGACTTCGTGGTCACGAGGAAGGGCGAGCAGCTGAACACGACGTGGCAGATCTTCCCGTCGGACCCGGACGGTGGCCCGAAGGCGATGAGCAAGGCCGACAAGGAGCTGGCTGCGGGAAAGGAGGACCTCGTGCCGCGGATCACGCCGGCCGAGTACGAGGACTGGGGCAAGGGCACTCCGGCCCAGCGGCCACCCGACGGCAACGGACAGGTCGACGAGGCGGACGAGATCAACCCGTTCAGGAAGAAGCGTGACGATGCTTAGGATCCTGCCGCTGGACGAGGAGCTCTACGCAGACGAGATCGAGGAGGGCTTCCTCCCCGCCCGGGAGGGAGACGCTGGTGTGGACCTCAGGGCGAGGAACGACCAGCGCCTCCACGTGGGGAAGACGGTGGCGGTGCCATTGGGCGTCGCCATCGCCATCCCCCGCGACACGGTGGGCTGGATCACCGGTCGCTCGTCGACGCAGCTCGACAGGGGCCTGTTCATCCACGAGGGCAAGGTCGACTCCGGCTACCGCGGCGAGATCCACTGCGTGTGCACCGCCGCCGAGGAGCTGGTCGAGCTGCAGCGCGGAGACAGGCTCTGCTCCCTCCTCGTGCTGAGCATCGTGCCGCCCGATCCGATGGCCGCCGGCTGGTCGGTGGTGACGGAGCTCGAGGACACGCCCCGGGGCGAGGGCCGCTTCGGCTCCACGGGACAGCGCTGATGCCGCACGCGCAGCTGTTGCAGGAGCGGTTCCGCTCCGACCCATGGAAGCTGCTGGTCGCTTGCGTGCTGCTAAACCAGACCGCACGACGTCAGGTCGATCGAGTGATCGACGAGCTGTTCAGGCTGTGGCCGTCCGCGCATGCGATGGCCGCGGCGGACGAGGTCGAGCTCAGCGAACTGCTGAGGCCGTTGGGCCTCTACAAGCGCCGAGCGTCGATCCTGATCAGGCTCTCGAGGCGGTGGGTGGACTGGCGGCTGGACCACGACGTCCCGGACGGGTCCGACGTGATGGAGCTGCCGGGCGTGGGCAAGTACGCGAGCGACAGCTACCGCCTCTTCGTCCTCCGCGACGACAGCATCGAGCCGGAGGACAAGGAGCTCAGAGCGTACATGGAGAGGAGGATGAGTGCCACCTATCGGGACAGCCTCATGTGACGGCGGTGACCTGATCCACGTCGACGGAGACCCGACCGAGCTGCGGCTCGAGATCGTGAAGCTCGGCGGCGTGGCTCCGGTGCCGGTGACGATGCGGAGGGACAGCGCGCTGGCGTTCCTGCAGATGCTTCAGATGTGGCTGGGGCAGTCGAGGTGAAGCCCGTCGTGCTGACGGTGATAGCAGCGGCGGTGCTCGCGTTCGTGTTCGTGCGGATGACCGCTAGCGCGGCGACGCCGAGCACGATCCCGGCTCGAGTGGCGAAGCTCGAGCGCCAGGTCAAGCAGCTGCGAGGGAACGTCTCGAGCCTCACCGCACAGGTGATCCAGCTGCAGCGCAACGACCAGACAGCAGCCGAGGCCGAGAGCAACCTCGAGGCGAGGGTGTCCGCGCTGGAGCAGTCGAAGAGCTCGACGCCGTGAAGCGGACGGCTGAACACAATGCGAAGATCGCTGCTGCTAAAAGGGGATACGTCACGCCCCAAGCTACCAAGGATAAGCTGTCTGTGGCCGCTATGCGCCAACACGAAGAGGGACGAGTCCGCTATGTGAAACCGAACGAAGCGTCGCGTTGCGAACAGTTTCTCATCGATCGGCTTGATGCGCTTGGCGTTTCGTACGTGTGGCACGCACGAGTAGGAAGCTACACTGTCGACTTCCTCATCGACGATTTGGTCGTTGAGTTTCACGGGTGCTGGTGGCACCGATGCAAGCGTTGCGGGTTCAGGGACAACGGGGTTCGAGCAAGTGACATGCGAAGGCGAAAGTTCCTCGAATCGAAGGGCTATGCGGTGGACATCATCTGGGAGCACGAGCTGAAGGAGGTGATGCCCCGTGTCCGGTAGAAGTCTCAAGCTGCTCTACTGGCCGTGACCGCAGCTGTCCATGCGGTCGTACGTCGACAACCGCTGGCTGTTCCAGAAGGACGCGCAAGTCACGAAGATGCGCGCGTACGTGGAGGCCCTGCCGGACGAGTGGGAGTGGACGTGGCTCGTGCCCGGCAACGAGGGCCTCGACATCGACTTCGCGGAGGGCCTGCCCAAGCGCGGCATCAGCCTCTACCCGTTGCCGTGGATGGACAACGTCCTCCAGGGCCGCTACTTCTTCCCGATGCGGGAAGTGTTCCGTTTCCTCGAGAATGGCGAGCGCTTCGACGTGATGCTGCTCGAGGTGCCCGAGCTGGCGAGGCCGATGAGGGTGGCCCAGCAGTGGACTGAGGTCCGCTTCCCGATCATCAGCATGGTGGAGCACGTCGACCTCTACGACCAGACGAGGGTGCCGGAGCTCGTGCGCTACATGCTGCGGCAGATCGACGGCTCGCTGGCGTCGGACGCTCTCGCCTTCCCGCTTGAGGGGATGAAGCAGGAGTGGCTCAAGGCTGCGGCCGCGACGGTGGCCGTCGACCCGTCTCCTCCCTGCGGGATGCCGGTGTGGAACGCGATCTACGACCCGCGCGACTCGAAGGTGTTCGGCACCGACTCGAAGCGGTACAGCAGGAAGCGGAAGCTGCCGGTGATCAACTTCATCTCACGGCTGAGCGACAACCAGCGCACCCACTACGAGGAGTTCTTCCAGGCCTGCCGGCTGCTGTGGGGCGAGGGCGAGCGCTTCGAGGTGTGGGTGCAGAACCCGAACGAAGCGCAGGAGGAGAGCTGGATCAGGGCGCAGGGCCCGTTCGTGACCGAGGTGGGCAACGACGGGAGGGAGGACTACCTTCGATCGCTGTGGATGTCGGACATCGTGCCGATCCTCTACCCGCAGAGCCACATCTACTCGCTCGGGTACTGCGAGGCGATCACTGCGGGCAATCACGTCATCACGCACGCGTTCGAGGAGCACCTGGTGGCGTCGACGATCTCGCTGTGGCAGGTCGACCCGGAGACGATCAAGGAGGCGCTCCAAGGGATGATGCAGGCCCTGAGGAGCGAGCGATACCCGAGCGTGTCCGTGCTGCAAGACCAGGCGAAGTGGCTGATAGAGAACCGCTCGGTCCAGGCTAACATCGGACGGGTGAGAGACACGATCGAGGAGGTGGCCAGTGCTAGAAGCAGAGAGGACGCTGCCTAGGACGTACGACTTCGCGTGCACCATCACCGGAGCTGCCGGCTTCGTGGGAGGCCAGCTGGCTCGGGCGTTGATGCAGCAAGAGCAGTACCGCGTCCGCGTCTTCGGCGTGGACCTGGCGCCATCCGACCTCACGCACGGGCTGGAGACGGCGATCGACAACGGCAACCGCTTCACGTTCCACGAGTACGACGTTCACCAGCCGTTGAGGTCCGACTTCTTGGCGGTCGACGCGGTGTACCACTTCGCCGGCATCGCCGACCCGAAGCGCTACCTCGAGGAGACGATCGAGGTGCTCAACCTCAACCTCCTCGGGCTGATCAACATCCTCGAGCGCATCGTCGTGTGGTCCGCCCACAGGCCGCGGATCATCTACTCGTCGACGTCGGAGGTGTACGGCAAGAACCCGCACGTCCCGTTCCACGAGGACGAGAGCGACCTCGTCTTCGGACCGGTGAAGAACACGAGGTGGTGCTACGCCATGTCGAAGGCTGTGGCCGAGCACTACCTCGCGGCGTACTCTGCCCGCTACGACGTGAGGCACACCGTGTTCCGCTTCTTCAACTTCGTGGGGCCCGGCATCGACAAGCCCGGCGCCGGCCGAGTGCTCACGAAGATGACGGGCGACGCGATCGAACAGGGCACCATCTACGTCTCCGCTCCGGGCGGACAGACGAGGTGCTTCACCCACAGCCGCGACTTCGTCGTGCCGCTGATGGGCGCGATGTTCATGAAGAAGACGGACCCCGACCTCTGGAAGCGGGACTTCACGATGAACCTCGGCTCGACGATCGAGCTCTCGATGGTCGACGTCGCGGAGATCGTGCAGAGCGAGGTGCTGAAGCGCACGGGCAAGAGGCCGGAGATCCGCTGGATCGCGGGCGTCGATCTCTTCGGCCACGGCTACGAGGACGTGGAGCGTCGAGTGCCCGACACGAGCAGAGCTCGCAAGGTGTTCGGATGGGAGGCGAAGGAGGACCCGATGCAGTTCATCCCAGAGCTGGTGCAGCTGATCATGGACGAGCTGGGAGTGGCACCGTGAGGCTCAGCGACGTGGCGGCCGGAGCGTGCTTCGTCTGCGGGAAGCCGCGGGCAGCTGAAGACCTCGAGGACGTGACGTACCCTGCTCCGTCTCCGCCCGGCGTGATGCCGATTCCGGCGACGATCCGCTTCTGCAGGGACGACTCGGCGTGCAGGGAGGGAGCCGAGAAGATGGTGGCCATGCGAAGCGGAGGGAGGACGAAGCTCTCGTGATCATCATCCTCGAGGGGTTGCATGAGAAGCTCGATGAGCTGTGTGAGGGAGCAAACCCAGCGATCCCGATGATAGGGCACGCGCTGATCGAGCTCGGGTACCTGACAAAGATCGAGTGCTCGTACGAGGACTGCATCTTGCCCTCGCGAGAGTTTGCTCCGAAGACGGGCGGCAGGAAGCAGAGAGACGGCATCACCATAGACCACATCGTCGAGATCATCGATGGCGGCGACCACATGCCGAACAACCTCGCGTTGCTTCACATGGCTTGCAACTCGCACAAGGGAGCGAAAGCGATGTGGAAGAACGGCCGAGGGCCAGCCAAGGGATGGAACTTCGACCACTCTGAGAGCGCAAAACGTCGCTGGGAAAAGCCCGGCGCCCGCGAAAGAGCATCAGCGTCTCAACGCAAAGCCTGGGAAGCTCGCCGTGCTCGTCAAGGAGGTGGTCCGCCCTCGTGATCATCATCCTCGAGGGGATTCGTTGACGGCACCGGCAAGACGACGCTTGGCACAGCCATCAGCGAGCGCTTCGGCATCCCATTGTACACGTGTCCGCGCTCGCCCCTGGCCGGACAGGCCGTGGAGGAGAGCCAGGCGGAGGACAGGGCCGCCGTCGCCATGGCGATCTGCGTCGGAGCCGAGGTGATCTTCGACCGCAGCTTCCCGTCCGAGTACGTCTACGGCACGGCGCTGCGGAAGAGGGAGTACGACCAGTTGGAGCTCGACCGCATCGACAGGCAGGTGGCCGGAGTCCCTCACCTCGGCGTGCTGCTTCGGTTCAACAGCCCGTGGGACGCGAAGGGCCGGGACACGCAGTGGGACAACGGCGTGTTCTCCGAGCTCGACGCGCTGTACCTCGAGTACGTGAAGAGGACGGCGATGCGCTGGATCCAGCTCGACGCGACCGCTCCGGTGGAGTCCCACGTCGAGGCGATCGGCCTCGAGCTTGCCAGCCACAGGCCGTCGAAGGAGGAGACGTACATCGGCGTGGCGAGGACCGTGTCGAGGAGGGCGACCTGCCTCTCGAGGCGGAACGGTGCCGTGCTGGTGAACTCGTCGGGCCACGTGATCGCGACGGGCTACAACGGCGCGCCCAAGGGGTGCAAGCACCCGACCGAGTGCACGAGGCTGCGCCACCAGGTGCAGAGCGGGCAGTTCCTCGACGCGTGCGACGACGTCCACGCCGAGGAGAACGCCATCGTGCAGGCGTCCCTCAGCGGAGCATCGCCAGAGGGCGGCACGATGTACACGCTGACGAGCCCATGCCACCGCTGCATGCGGATGATCGTCAACGCGAGCATCGCACGAGTGGTGTACTCGTCGAGGTACGCAGACGACAGGACGTTCGAGCTGGCCAAGGAGGCGGGGATCACGATGGACGAGCTGCAGTGAAACGCTACAGCAACATGGACGAGATGCTCTTCGGTGCGTACACCGAAGTGTTCAGCCACGGGACGAGGTCGTCTCCTCGAGGGCAAGAGACGCTCGAAGTGATCGGGTGGACGGCGCAGCTGACGAAGCCGCGAGCGAGGATCGTCCGCAACCCGGCTCGCGACATCCGCCTCGGCTACTGCGCCGCGTCCGTGGCGTGGAACCTCGACAAGCGCAACGACGTCGAGTCGATCTGTTGGTGGAACCCGAACGGCCGCTTCATGTCCGACAACGGGCAGACGTTCCACGGTGCCAACTACGGCCAGCGCTGGGACCTGCGGCTGCAGGAGGCGATGCAGCTGTTCTTCTACGACACGTCCACGCGGCGAGCGTGGGTGCCCATCTGGGAAGCCATCGACGATCTCATCGACGTCGACCCAGAGACGGGCGAGTTCGACGCGTACAGTCGAGAGGGCAAAGACGTGCCCTGCACGCTGGGCTTCGGCCTCCGCAACCGAGAACGCCACCTCGACATGCACGTGGTGATGCGCAGCCAGTCCGTGACGATCCTCCCGTACGACGTGTTCCTCTTCAGCACCCTGCAAGAGCTCGTCGCCAACTCTCTGCAGATGAAGCTCGGTGTGCTCACGTGGCACGCGATGTCGCTCCACGCCTACTTCAAGCGGGAGTGGGCGACGAACCGAGCCAGCTACGAGTGGTACCTCGCGAACACCCATCGCGAAGGGGCCATCAGGGCCGAGACGTACCGCTCGTTCCAGGAGGAGATGCAGCCCGTGAACCTCACCCTCGAGGAGGCAAAGGCTGCCTGGCCACCGGCGATGGACGCGTGCGCTGCATCTCCTCTCGGGCCCTCGTCGATCTCCAACGATCGCGGCTGCCCGATCGTGGAGCTCATGGTGTCTGGCGCGCTCAGGACCTGGGACATCGGCGCCGCACAAGCTCCCGTTGTGAGATAGAATGACAACGACTAACGGAGGGAGGAAGAGGGTGGGGAGGGAGAAGCCAGCGGCCATCGGTTTCGGCGCGATGGCGATGCTCGTGTTCCTCTGCGTCTTGTTCGTGGCCGCGTTCCTCTGGGCGCTCGTCGCAGTCGAGGCCGGGTGGGACGCGCTGTGGTGAAGGGCTTCGTGAATCTTCACGTTCACGGAGAATACTCGCTGCTCGACGGCCTCGGCACGGCGGTCGACCACGCGGAGATGGCGGCAGAGATCGGCGCGGGCTCGCTCGCCCTCACCGACCACGGCAACCTCAGCGGCGCGTTGCACCACATCAAGGAGTGCACCGCTCGCGGAGTGAAGCCCATCGTCGGAGTCGAGGCGTACTTCCGCGAGGAGCGCACGAAGCACCGAGAGGAGAACCGCTCGTACTACCACCTGCTGCTGCTCGCCAAGGACGAGGACGGGTGGCACAGCCTGATGCGTCTGACGACCGAGGCGTGGGCGAGCGGCTTCTACTACAAGCCCTGCGTCGACTGGGCCCTGCTGAAGAAGCACAGCAAGGGCGTGATAGCCACGACGTCGTGCCTCTCCGGCATCGTGGCGAAGGCGGTGCTCGGAGAGGGAGACCCCTCCTCCCTGCTGCAGCGGATGAAGAGCGTGTTCCGGGACGACCTCTTCGTCGAGATCCAGCCGCACGCGATCGACGCACAGGTGTCGGCCAACGCCGAGCTGGTGCGCATCGCCTCCGAGCACTCGCTTCCCCTCGTCGCCACGACGGACGCTCACTACCCGCGCAGGGAGTGGAGCACGACTCACGACGTGCTTGTGATGAGCCGCACCGGCCAGTCGCTGAAGACGAGGGCGAAAGCCGAGGAGCAGGGCGACGACTACATGGCGTTCACCGGCGACACGTTCTACCAGATGACGAGGCAGCAGGTGATGGCAGCGTTCAAGAAGAACCACCCGACGCTGCCGTTCCCGTGCGTCGAGGAGGCCGTCGACAACACGGTGGCCATCGCGGAGAGCGTGAAGCCATTCGAGGTCGACAAGTCGGTGAAGCTGCCGACGGCCAAGGCCGTGCTCGGCGACGCGGAGTCGCTGATCCGCACGTGGTGCGAGGAAGGGCTGGTGCGCATCCGCAAGAAGAGCCACCCGGCCTACCGCAAGCGCATGGAGCACGAGCTCAAGGTGCTGCGGAACGCCGGGACGCTCGACTACTTCGCCATCATCGGCGAGCTCGTGCGCTGGGCGAAGGACAACGGCATCCTCGTCGGCAGCGGGCGAGGCTCTGCGGCCGGCTCGCTCGTCGCGTACCTCACGAAGATCACCGCCATCGACCCGATCGGCCACGGGCTGCTTTTCGAGCGCTTCATGAACCCGGATCGCAAGGAGATGCCGGACATCGACATCGACTTCCAGCACGACCGCCGAGCCGAGGTGGTGGAGCACCTCCGAGAGACGTGGGGCGCGGACAGGGTAGCCAACGTGGCCGCGTTCCAGACGTACGGGATGTCGTCGGCGGTGCAGACCGTGGCGAGGGTGCTGAACATCGACTTCATGGAGACGAAGCGGGTGACCGACACGTTCGAGACGTCGGTGGAGGAGGTGGAGCTGGAGGAGATGGGCAACGTCCGCCTCGAGCACCTCATCGACGTGAGCCCGAGGCTGAAGGGTTGGGCGGAGAAGTACCCGGAGGCCTGGCAGCACGCCATCAGGCTCGAGGGCCAGGTGCGGGTGTCGGGGAAGCACCCGGCCGGAGTCGTGGTCACTGACAAGCCCGTCTCCGAGTACATGCCCACCATGCGAGCGGCCGGCGGGCAGTTCGTGACGGCGTGGTCCGAGAGGGCGAGCTTCCCGATCATCACGGAGCACGGCTTCCTGAAGATCGACGTGCTTGCTCTCGACGACCTCACGATCAAGGCGCACGCGGCTAGGCTGATCAAGGAGTTCGAGGGAGTCGACGTCGACTTCTACAGCGTGAAGCAGTTCCCGGTGATCGAGGATCCGAGGGACGTGGAGCCAGACGTGATCGCGGCGTTCGCCTCGATGCACAACCTCGGCGTGTTCCAGTTCGAGAGCCGCGGCATCAGCGCGCTGCTGAAGGACGTGAGCCCGGACTGGCTCGGCGACGTCACCGCGGTCAACGCTCTGTACCGGCCCGGGCCGATGGAGGCCGGCGTGCTGTGGTCGTACGCCAAGCGAAAGCACGGGCGAGAGCGCTGGAAGCACCTGCACCCGGCGATGGCGCAGTTCCTCGACGAGACGTACGGGATCATCACGTACCAGGAGCAGGTGATGCAGATCGCCCAGGCCCTCGGCGGCTTCTCGGCCTCCGAGGCGGACGAGGTACGCAAGGTGATGACGAAGTGGCACAGCAACAAGCTCAACACGAGGCGCGGCGAGATCCGCATGAACGAGCTCAGCGACCGCTTCCTCGACCACGCGACGTCAGTTGCCAAGCTCACGCGCCGCCAGGCCGAGAGCGTGTGGGCCCAGCTGCAGGCCATGACGCGGTACGGGTTCAACAAGTCGCACTCGGCGTGCTACAGCCTCGGAGCCTACCAGGGCCACTGGCTGAAGCACCACTGGCCGAAGTACCTCTACGCGGCCCTGCTCACGTACGAGCCGAAGAAGAAGCGCAGCATCATCCGCGAGGCCGTCGTCCGCGGGGTGGTCGTCCTCCCGCCGAGCATCAACTCGTCTGGCAAGGGCTTCACGGTCACGGAGGACGGCATCCGCTTCGGCCTCGACGCGGTGAAGGACGTCGGCGTAGTGGCGGTCCGCGAGATCGTGAGGGCCCGCTTCGAGGGAGGCAAGTTCACCAGCGTCGACGACGTGAGGAGCCGCTGCACCAAGCGCATGGTCCACGCGGGCGTGGTGAGAGCGCTCGAGGAGGCGGGCGCCTTCGACGAGATCGGTGGACGAGCGACGTGGAACCTCGACGAGATGGCCGAGGCGGAGAGGAACCGCATCGACGTGCCGCTGTCACTGAGCAACCGCGCGCAGGCCTACGACCGTGTGATCCGTGAGCGAGTGAAACGGCTCGATGAGCTCGACAAGATGAAGCGCGGCGACGACGTGATCGTCGGCGGCGAGATCACCGACGTGAAGGTGATCGTCACGAAGACGAAGAAGGAGCAGATGGCGTTCGTGTCGCTAGCGTTCGGAGCGGACGAGTACAGGGTCACGTTCTTCCCGAGGGAGTATTCGAGGGCGAACGGGGTGCTGGTCAACGGGCAGTCGATCCTCGTGTTCGGCAAGCTCGACCGCGACCTCTCGACCGTCCTCGCCGGACAGTTCGCCACCGTCGAGGCAGTGATCAAGGACCTGGAGGGCTGATGGTCGACACGACGCAGCTCGACGCGGTGCTCGACGCGATCGAGAGGCAGTACCCCGGAGCAGTGCACGACGGAGCCACGAACCAGCCGGTGAGCCGCGTGTCGACGGGCTCGTTGGAGCTCGACTACGCCACGGGAGGCGGCGTGCCCATCGGCCGCATCTCCCACTTCTGGGGCGGGTGGTCGTCGGGCAAGTCGCTGACGTGCTGGCGGACCGTGAGAGAGTGCCAGCGGATGGGGATGCTCGGCGCCTACTTCAACGTCGAGAAGCAGTACGATCCCGTGTACGTGCAGAAGATGGGCGTGGACACGAAGAAGCTGATGGTCGTGGACGAGGGCACGATCGAGGGAGTGGGCAAGGTGCTCGAGTCCCTCGTCGGCGTGATGCACTACTTCGTGATCGACAGCATCAACGCCGCCGTCTCGATCGACGAGCTCGGAGCCAAGCTCGAGGACTGGCAGATGGCGCTCGCGCCCAGGGCGTGGGGCAAGGTGTTCCGACGAGTCCTCGAGCGCTTCGACTCGAACGAGAACTTGCTGATCATGGTGAACCACGCCTCGGGCTTCGGCCCCGTGGAGAAGCCGCCTGGCGGCCGCTTCATCGAGCACCTCTCGTCGTGCACCGTGCACTTCAAGCGCGGGCCGTGGCTGTTCCGAGACGCCCACGGCCACCTCAGCCCGGACAACCGTGGCGGTTCCGTCGCATCGCTCGCTGGCGACGTCGAGCCCGACGGCTTCGAGATCGTCTGCCGCTGCGAGAAGAGCCGAGTGAGCAGGCCGCTACGCCCAGCAAGGATGCGATACGACTTCTCGACGACGAGCCTCGACGAGGCGTTCGAGTACGCCAAGGCAGCCAAGTACCTGGACGTCGCGAAGACGACGTCGGCCGGCCGCTACGAGATGCCTGACGGGACGAAGCTCCACGGCGAGGGCAAGCTCCGGGCTCACATCGAGGCGGACGCTGCGCTTCGTGACGACATCCGCTCCAAGCTGCTCCAGCAAGCCTAGCAGCAGCTGGACATGGTATAATGACATGGTCCGCTGCGCGATGGGCGCGGCGGCAGACCAGAACGGAGGGGCTGTGAAGAGGAACATCGAGGTACCGGAGGGCATCGACCCTGAGGGGCTGATGTACGACGTCGACCGCGCTCGCAGGGAGGGCCTCCACGAGGAGCTCCGCGTCCACGTCGTCACGGGCGTGTACGGCGACGCGCTCGGGGTGCAGGCCAACGAGAAGGGCATCAATGCCGAGGAGCTCGAGATGCTGCAGTCGATGCTGGACTTCGGCGTGAACGTCGAGCCTGGCCAGGAGCAGACGGTCACGATCGTGCTGAAGTACCGCTACAGCTACGGCACCGCCGAGGGCGCGCCGTCGGTCACCGAGGTCGCGTGATGCGCGTCCTCATCTGGCAGCGGAACAGCCGGCCGCCGGTGATCCACTCGCGGAAGGGCTGCCCGAGGCTGATGCACTCTGACGTCCCGAAGAAGTCTGTGAAGTTCGCCGGGAAGGGCACGGCAGGGTGGCTCAAGGAGAAGAAGGCGCGGAAGCTCGACGGCGCCGACTACTGCCACTTCTGCTGGAACGTGGTCGACGCATGAACGTCCTCGTCGTAGACGGCTACAACCTCTACGCCGCGTGCAACGCCACGAGCGGGAAGCTGTGCAGGTCCGACGGCTTCCCGACAGGAGCCCTCTACGGGGTGATCCGCAGCATCGAGTCGCAGGTGAACAAGCGCTCGATCGACCGCGTGTGGTTCGCCCTCGAGGGCGGTGGCCAGAGCGTGCGGCAGAAGTTCGCGCCGGACGTGTACAAGGCCAACCGCGACCCGGACGCTCCTAGCGTGGCGCGGTGGCACGAGCAGCACCACGACCTGCTCTTCGAGTGGGCCAAGGCTCGCGGAGTTCGCGTGATCTGGGGCGAGGGCCTCGAAGCGGACGACGCGATCGCCTTCGTGCACATGAGGGAACGGGGCCACAGGCAGTTCATCCTCAGCCGCGACCACGACTTCCGCTCGCTGCTCGACTCGAGGACTGAGCTGGTGTGGGGCGACAAGCGCTTCGGCGAAGACGACTTCGTCTCGATGTTCGGCTTCAAGCCGTCGCTGTACGAGATCTACCTCGCGGTGGCCGGCGACCCGTCGGACAACGTCCCCCGGGTGCTGATGCCGGCGAAGGCGAAGAAGCTGATGCAGAGCATGCCCCCGAACGGGCGTGCTCTTGCGCACGTGCAGGCCAACTTATCGGTCGAGCAGTACCACGAGGCGCTGAGGAACCTGGCGCTCGTGAAGAAGCGCACTGACGAGTCGTTCTTCGTCTGCGAGCCGACGGTCGACAGAGACGCGCTGCGGTCACTCTACGACACGCTCGAGTTCCGCTCGCTGGCGAAGGTGCTCGACTCTGCAGGAGCCCTACGATGACTGAGGAGGAGACGTTGGACCCGAGCGTTGCGATCAGAGCCTTCGAGGAGGCAGAGGTGGAGCTCCGCCGAGTAGCTGGGCTGGCGGAAGAAGCGTTCGCCGAGTACGAGAAGGCGAGAGCCGACCTGGCGGGAGTGGGCATCGAGGTGAAGATGAAGATGCCGGCTCCGCTCGACGCGGGCTACGTGGACTGGGACCGCGACAGGGCTCGCGGCAGGGTGATCAGCCTCGTAGTCGAGCACGAGCCCATCGCGTCGAGGAAGGCGTGATGAGCCACATCGAGCTGGGCCTCGCGGTCGCCATCGCTGGCCAGGTGTCGTTGGGCCTCACTCCAGGCGATGGCCAGGAAGAACGCATGGCTGGCGCGCTGATGGTGATCGGCCTCATGGTGAAGAAAGCGGCCGACGACACGACCGTCAACGACGTCCTCGATCTCACAGCATCGACGAGGATCGAGCGGCTCAAGGACGGAGACGGCTGGCGGATCAGCGTCGTCGAGGGGCTCGAATGAGCAACAGCTTCGAGGCCGGCCGCGCCTTCGAGCGGCGGTTCGAGGAGCTCACGGGAGCGAAGCCGACGCCCGCGTCAGGCAACCAGTGGTTCGCGACGATGGACTTCGAGGGCGGTCGCATCCTTTGGTCGCTGAAGTGGACCGGGCGCTCGAGCTTCAGCGTCACGACGACGACGATGGTCGAGGCCGTCGAGGCCGTCGAGGCGCCGGGCGGCCGCGGAGGCGACACGATCCCGGCCCTGTGCTTCGAGCTCGCGGGGGACCTCTACGCGACCATGCGATTGAGCGACCTGATGATCGCCGTGCAGGAGCGCGTCCCGATCACGGTGAAGCGCGAGTCTTCCAAGACGGCCCAGAAGATAGCTCGATCGTCGCAGCCACAGCTGCTAAGAGATACGATGGAGCATGCAAACTCACAGGAGCTCCAGGGAGGCCACGAGAAGTGAGCAAAGGATACCCCATTGGTGAACGGTCGCCGGACCAACAGGAGTCAACTGGAGAGCCCTTGTGGCTCACCACTGACCCGGACCTGATCGACTGGGTGCGTGTCCTCGAGCTGTTGACCGACACGAGCTGGGGAGACGACTACGGTCCAGGCGACGTGAAGCTGAGGCAGATGAACACTCGGCTGCACCTCGCGGGCTTCGTGATCGGCGAGCTGAAGGACACGCTAGTGTGCTACCTCCGCGTGGTCACGGACGACACGACCGTGGCGTACCTCGCCGACGTCGTGGTCGACCCGGCGTTCAGGGGCAAGGGCATCGGGACGATGCTGGTGCAGACGGCCCTCGACATGAAGCCGAGGTGCGACTGGCTTCTGCACACGGTCGACGCTCACGCGTTCTACGAGAAGCTCGGCTTCGAGAGGCGCGGCGAGCTGCTGATGGAGAGGAGGCGCAAGCGTGGGCATCAGTCGTAAGCAGCTGTGGATCGCGCTCGGCTTCCTGAAGCCCGGCTCTCCGACGATGGGCTTCGACCTCGACAAGCTCACGGACGAGGCGTACGACGACCTCTCGTGGGAGATGCTGAAGACGGGAAGCGACGACAGCCCGCACGGCCAACCGTGGCACACGTCGTTCCACGCCTCCGGCTTCCCGTCCGAGAAGCGAGCCTGCGCCCGCAAGGCGATGTACGAGATGATGGGCGTGCCGCCTGAGAAGCCGGCGCAGCCGTGGCTCGTGGCGGTGGCGGACGCGGGCAAGGACATCGAGACCCAGATCGTCCGCCGCTGGGAGAGGATGGGCTGGCTGCTCACCGCCGCGCCCGACTCTCCGCTGCAGACGAACTTCGAGGACAGGCAGCACTGGCTCACCTGTAGCCTCGACTCAGCGCTCGACCTCCGCGACGCCTCGGGTTACGCGAAGGTGCTGCCCGTCGACGTGAAGGGCAAGGACCACGACGTGGTGACCCAGATCAGCTACGGGAAGCGCGAACCCGACGAAGGGCACGTGAGGCAGGTGCTCGTGCAGACGATGTTCTGCCGCACGTTCCACGCTGAGATGGGCTGGAAGCAGATGGGCCTGGAGATGGCCGACGGCGCGGTGCTGCTCTACGTGAGCCGCCAGCGCCCGGGCCACCGGGCAGTGGTGTGGGTCCCGTGGGACGAGGAGCGCATGAAGCGCGGGCTGGCAGTGCTCGGCGCTTGGAAGGCGCACTTCCTCGACGGCACGCTCCCTGCACGGCCTCGGTCGTGGCAGTGGACGCAAGAGCCGTGCAAGTGGTGCGACCACGCGGACGTGTGCAAGTTCGACCTCCGCAACGAGGTCACGAGGCTCGAGGACAGCGCAGGGATCGCGAAGGCACAGTCGGTCCGCCCCGGCTACGACTTCGCGAAGGCCCGTGAGGCCGTCCTCGGGAGGTGGAACAAACGACCGAAAGGAGCCACCTGATGGAAGCAGCGACTGCTCCCAAGAGCAACACGACGACCACCACGAAGAAGAAGGCGTCCGCGAAGCCGAACCACCTCGCGGAGATCGTCACGACGCAGGGCAACACCATCGGCGTGATGCAGGGCTTCTCGACGGCGCGGCGGTACGTCGAGAAGGCGATCGAGGCCAACGGCCTGGCAGTGTTCACGGTCGACGACCGCGGCTACCGCGTCGCCGTTCCGCACGCCAGCGTGGACCACATCGTCGAGGTGGGCCGCTCCGAGCGGGCGAGCAGCGGAGACGAGTAGAGTGCCGGCGGCCAGGGCCAGCTGGTCACTGCCGCCGGACGTCGTCGGTCAGATCCTGGAGCGCGCTCGAGAGATGGGCGTGCTCCAGGAGCCCGACCCCGAGGAAGAGGGCGCGAGGCACGACGAGGCAGTGAAGTTGCTGCTGATGGCTGAGCACCTCCCATCGGACGACCGCGTCCCAGAGGCCGAAGCCCTGTTGCGGCTGGCCGAGGGCTTCCGCGGAGAGCCGGCTCCACCGCTCGACGACGAGCCGGCGGGCGACGGAGCGGTGGCAGAGATGATGGCGAGGGAGCGTTTCCCGATCCCGCCCGCCATCGAGGGCGATCCGCCGGAGATGCCGCGAGACCTCACCAGCATCGGCGACCGCCAGTGCCGGCGGCTGCACAGCGAGTTCAACGCGTGGCTGGCGAGGGTGCAGTACCTCATCGGCGTGGAGAGGAGCGACCAGGCAGCGGCGGACGCCCTGGCCGAGAGGCACACGTCGATGGCGTACAAGCAGCTCGACCGCACGGGAGGGGACGGCAAAGCCAAGCCCGCGACCGTGCTTCGAGCCGAGGCAGAGGCAGACGTCGAGGCGATGGAGTGGAAGAGGCGCGCAGCAGAGCACGGTAGCAAGCTCGTGATGCTGCAGGCCCTCCGCGAGATCTACGCCGGGAACGTCGAGCGGCTGAGCCGCGACTGGCGGATGAGGCGAGACGAGTTCGACATGTCTGGAGGTGGCAGGTGAACAACGAAGAGCTTCGACTGGCGAACGATGAAGATCGCCGTATGGACGTCGAGTGGGCAGCGTACATGATGCTGCTGAAGTTCCACAAGGAGACGGACTGCGGAGACGAAGGGATGCACTGGCACGAGTGCGACCAGCTCGTCACAGCTCTCGGCTTCTCGTCGTGGGAGGTATGGCACACGGTCGTCAGCGACCTCGGTCCGCTGGACGGTCGAAGATGAAGAGCCGCGAGCAGATCGTTCTCGGGTTCATCGAGCTCAGAGCTGTCGTCGCGATCGCGATCATGCCGAAGAGGTTGCGGAGGTGCGTGGCCGACGCGCTTGCCGAGGAGACGAGACGGCTGAACGCGGGCGAGGACTACCTGCCGCCGTGGGCGAAACCGAACGGGGGCAAGAAGTGATCACGATGGGGGTGGACCCGGCCAGCTACGTCACCGGGCTCGCCGTGATCAACGACGGGTTCCTCGTGCACGCAGAGGCGTGGAGGCGAGACAGAAAGGCCGAGCTCGAGGAGAACCTCTTCAGCCTCTCGTCGCTGGTGAACAACGTCTGCCACGAGCACGACGTCGAACAGGTGTGCATCGAGCGCGTGTCCGTGTCGTACAGCATGAAGACCGTTCGCCTCATCGCGTACTTCGAGGCAGCGGCAGCCATCGGCGCCTCGCTGTGTGGGATACCGTGTACCTGGATGACACCGTCCGAGGCACGCAAGCTGGCGACCGGGTTCGGCGGCAACAAGGAGCAGGCGCTCGAGTGGGCGAAGCTCACGCTGAAGGGCCAGAGCGTCGACATGGTGGAAGACGAGCTCGAGGCGTTCGTGATGGCGAGGGCGCTGGAGGCGAGGCTCACGTGAGGGCGATCGTCGCATTGCTGCTCGCCACGGTCATCGCGACGCTGGGCATCCACGCCATGAGCTGGCACATCGTGCCGGTCCTCGCGGGCGTAATCGTCGCGTACTGCTTCGGTCTCATCTCCGGCGAGACCCGCGAGGCGAGGCGAAGCTTCGAGGAGATGAGGATGCAGCCGACCACGATCCCGGCCGTGGGTGGGCCGATGGACGGCGTCGACATCCCGGTGCCGCCGTTCGCCCTCCACGCCGGCAGCCTCGGCGTGGTGGTGCACGACCACGAAGAGGGCACGTACCGCTACGACCCGATGATCGACCGGCTGGTGTGGGAGGAGTTCGATGAAGACCGAGCTTGAACAGCGCTACGAGCTCGTGTCGATCTTCCTCCGCGTGCAGCTCGGAACGTGCCCCATGCTCAGCCGCACCGGCGAACTCTGCGGGCTCTGCCAGGAAGCGGTCGACGCGCTAGGCTTCGAGCAGCACGACAGGTTGTTCTCAGACCCGTACCTTCGCAGTGAAGACGCTCCTACCGTACAGTAGCTTCGCGGGCACTGCGCGTTGCCTCGACGGGAAGCGTCTGCGGACACAACGGACCGAGGGCTTGCGGCTGCTGAGGGTGCTGGTCGGTGCCGAGCCGGACGAGGGCTGGCCCGCCACGAGGATGTGGCGCGGACACGAGGCGCTGCTCTCGGCGTACTGCTTCGCCATCGGGATGGAGTGCCGCACCCGCGGCTACAGCGACAAGTCCGCAGACGAGGCCGTGATGCTGATCTCGCCGGAGGAGTTCGCCCGTACCGTGCTCAACCCGACCACGCCGCGGTGGCTCGGCGATGAGGCTCTTCACCGCTCGCACCGATCGTACCTCGTGAAGCAGGCTCCGGACGTGTATCAGGCCATGTGGCCCGACGTCCCGCCAGACTTGCCATTCGTCTGGCCCCTGGCCTAAGCGCGAGGCTGCCCGTTAGACAACGGCCTGGGCCCTGTGGTATAATGACACTGTCCGGTAGGGATGAGCCCGGCCGGATCAGAGACCCAGGAGGGGAAAGGAATGGCCAAGCTACTCATTCGTGAGCCCAAGCGCGGACGTCGTCGTGCTTCGGCTCCGGTCTCGCTCGAGGTGGAGCGGCTCGCGAACAACGAGGTCGTGGAGGTCACGAACACGGCCAACGGCGAGAAGCTGTTCGAGCTCTCCATCGAACCGTACTCCCGCGAGGTGGTGCTCTCGGTGAACACCCGCGCCCACGTCAAGGTGAACGACGAGGGGAAGCAGCAGATGTTCGCTCCCCGCGTGGACGCCTCCACGGTGGCGGCCGCTGGCAAGGCCTCGTGGAAGGTGGAGGACGGCAAGCTCAAGGTCTGGTCGTCCAAGGGAACGGTCGTGGAGCTGGAGATCGCCCCGCAGCCCGGCCCGCTCACGCCGACCGAGGAGCCCCACGCTGTGTACGGCCAGCAGGACGTCGTGTTCGCGGTCGCCATGGCCCTGAAGCTCGGACGGCACTCGCTGCTCTCCGGTCCCACGGGCACGGCGAAGACCACGCTGTACCGCTGGTTCGCGTACCAGCTCAACTGGAACTTCGTGCTGATGCCGATCAGCCGAGGCACGGAGTCCGCTCACCTCGTGGGCGAGTACCTCCCGGTCGACGAGGCCGGGAAGTTCATGTGGACTGACATGCCGGTCACCGAGGCCGTGCGCGCCAGCCAGTCCCATCCGACGCTGCTCGTGTTCGACGAGCTCAACCGCATCGGCAACATCGCCGAGTTCGCACGGATCTACTCGCTGCTCGACGACACGAAGGTGCTGGAGCTCAAGGAGAAGCGCGCCAACGGTGGCACCGCGGAGATGCTCCACGCGGGCGACCTCTACGTCGGCGCCACGAGCAACCCGTCGGACGACGAGGCCGCTGACTACATCGGCGTCACCGACCTCGACCCGGCGCTCTCGTCACGGTTCGGCATCCAGCCGCTCGTCGGCTACCCGGATCCCGAGCTCGAGGCGATGGCGCTTCGCCTCCGCGTCAAGGACCTCGAGGAGGACGACGCGAAGGAGATGGTGGCTGCGGCCACTCGCATCAGGCAGTCCGAGCAGGTGCGGTTCCCGATCAGCTTCCGCGAGCTGGAGGGGTGGGCTCTGGCCCTGCCGTACCTCGGCTGGAAGGAAGCGGCCGAGATCGCGGTCGTGAGCAAGGCGTCACGGATGTACCACGCGGACATCCGCAACCTCGTCAAGCTTCAGAAGGGAGCGTGAACACGTTGAGGACCACGTCACCGATCGACCGGCTCCGCGACAACCCCGAGTCGCCTCTCGCGATCCGGGACTTCCGGCGCATGGTCGCTCAGACCGCCTCGCTCGTGTCCACGGACGGCCCGATCCGCGAGGAGATGGCGGAGTCGTGGGTCGCCAACATGGAGACCCGCACGATTGGCTGGCGCACCACGCTCCCGTGGCCGCCGTCCGACGTGATCACGGAGGACGAGATGCTGGTGCTGGTGGCGCACGAGGCCGGGCACCTTCGCTTCTCGGGGCTGCACACGTTCGCCGACGGCATGACGAACGAGGACAAGGTCCGGTTCCACCGCTTCGTCAACGCCGTCGAGGACATCCGCATCGAGCGGATGCTCGGCAAGGAGTTCGGCGGCTTCTGGCACCGGGCGCAGGCCTTCGTGCAGAAGTGCTACGGGTTCCTCGCACCGACGGCCGACGAGCTCCACGCGGTCGACCAGGTCGGGCTCACGTGGGTGCTGGTCGAGAAGGGCGCCAAGGGCATCGGCGATCCGCGCTGGATCGAGTGGGCCCGGGCGAACTGGGCGCGGGTCGACACGATGATCGCCAACGCCGACTCCACGTCGGACCTGGCGGACGCCGTGTACCCGGTCTACCTCGAGCTGATGGACGAGGTCAACAAGCCGAAGGAGGAGGAGCAGAAGGACGACGAGCAGCAGGGCGACGCCGGCGACGAGCAGGAGCAGGACGACGACGGCGAGTCCGGCGACGGTTCCTCTTCGGCCTCGGGTGCAGGCGCACCCGGCGGCGAGTCCGGCGAGGCCGGCGAGCAGGGCGAGTCCAACGACGGCGAGTCCGGCGAGCAGGGCGAGTCCAACGACGGCGGAGCCGGGGACGAGTCCGGCGACATCGACGGCAAGGGCGCGACCGACACGCCCGTCCGCTCGGACGGCGAGGCCGGCACGGGCCCGATGTCCCCGGAGGAGCAGATGAAGGGAATGCGCGAGGACGCGGAGGGCGACGCCAAGGACGCGCTCGACACCGCCGTACAGGAG